GTCGCTTACTGATGACATGCAAATTGCTGAATATTCCACCGAAGAAAAAGCAAAGAAAGCCATGGAAGAATTGAGATATGCCTATATGTGTCACAGCCTTGTAAAGATGGGGCAGACACCGCCAGATGGAATTGACGAAAATATTGACGAAAAACTCACTATGGGTTTGAGCGGAGTATTTCACTTTCCGGCAGAGGAAGAATTGGAGTAGGGTATGGGAAAACATACAATGTCAGACTTATATCAGATGCAGTCACTTCCGCTTTCTGCAAAAATAAGCATGACTGCACGTAGAATAAATGAATGGGTAAACGAATTTGGTGAAGATGGAGTATATCTGTCATTTAGCGGTGGCAAGGATAGCACGGTTTTGGCACACATAATCAGAGAAGTTTGCGGATATAAAAATATTCCTTTTGTGTTTGTAGATGTTCCAACACAATATCCAGAGTTAAAGGAGTTTGCCAAGACTTTTGATAACCTTGTGATTTTGAAGCCAAAGATTTCATTTGCACAGGTTTGCGAAAAGTATGGATTTCCGATGATTAGTAAGGAAGTGTCAAATTGCGTAAGTGGTGCGAGAAAGTATGTTAAATACCTTGACAGTCAAAAATCTAAAAACACAATCTTAACAGACAGACAGGCAGACAATTCCGTATGCTTGCTATATGGCAGACCTGTTAGGAATAGACAGGAGAATAAACAAGCAGAACGAACAGTACAAGAGTTTGCAGATGGGTGTTATCCCTAGCGGTTCAGAATATAGGTTACGCAGACTGAATGGAGAACTTACAGATAGTAAAGGCAATTATAGTCAGTTTAATCAAGAAAAATATAAGTTCTTTCTTGATGCACCATTTGAAATAAGTGACTTATGTTGTGACATTATGAAGAAAAAGCCTGCGCACGATTACGAAAAGAAAACAGGCAGAAAGCCGATTATAGCGACTATGGCAAGTGAAAGCGTTATGCGTACACAGAAATGGCTACAGGACGGCTGTAATGCTTTTAATGTAACAAGACCGCATAGCAACCCTATGAGCTTTTGGACGGAACAGGATGTGTTGCTTTACATCAAAGAAAATGCAAGAAGTATGTCGTCTGACGCATATTACAGAAAAGTGATGAGATATGGAAACAAAGTTGTTTACCGCACAACAGGGGCAACAGCACTTTATCCTTTTAAAGAATGTGGAGCGATATGTTCCGTTTATGGTGAAGTAGTCACAGATTATGAAGCTATGGGACAATGCGAAAATCAGATGTCATTTGCGGATTTTGGGATTTTTGACAAAGAAAGACCATTGCTGAAAACAACAGGATGCCAAAGAACAGGCTGTGTACTGTGCGGATTCGGATGCCACTTAGAGAAAGAAAGCAGATTTTTAAGGCTGAAAGAAACACACCCTAAATTCCATAATCTACTTTACATCTTGAAAAACAATGGTGTGACATACGCAGAAGCTATTGATTGGGTAAACGAACACGGAAATATGAATATTAAGTATTAAGGAAAGTGAGGTGGTTTAAATGCTTATGCGATGTTGCGGTTCATCATCGGCAGGCAACAGTTACGCTTTAATCAGCAGCAGTGGCGAGATTCTTGCAATCGAAGCAGGATGCAAATTTCTTGATTTTAAGAAAATGATTGATTGGAAAATAGCAAATATTTCCGGATGCATTGTAAGCCACGAACATGGAGACCATGCACGATACATAAAAGATTTTATGAAATCCGGCATTCCGGTTTATACGGCATTTGAAACACAGACCGCACTTGAAACCATTACAGGAGAGCGTACAATAGCCATTCCACCGCGCAGACCAAGGCAAATCGGCAGTTTTACAGTAACACCCTTCAATGTGCCGCATGATACAGAAATCGAGTGTTATGGCTATTTAATCGAGCATGAGGAAATGGGCAAGCTGTTATTCTTGACCGACTTGGAATATTGCAGATATGACTTTTCCGGTATAAAGGTTGAGCATATCATGGTCGAAGCCAATTACAGCATGGACTTGGTAGACCGGAACGAGCCGAACTATGAACACCGTTTGAGAGGTCATATGAGCCTTGATACGGCACTTAAATTTATTCAGAAGAACGACAATCCAGCTTTACGGAATGTCGTATTAATACACTTATCGGACACAAGCGGAGATCCCGCGTTATTCCTACAACGAACGAAAGAAACAATTAAATATGGAGCGAATGTTTATGTTGCAGAAAAAGGGTTAGAGGTTGATATGAACCTTTGTCCGTTTTGAAAGGAGAAAGCATGGAGAAATTCTATATCGTATCCAATGAGCGGTTTTTGAAAGAGATTAGAGATTTCAAAAAGCACTCAGAGGAAAGGCGGAAAGTAATAAATGAGTTCTTTGACAAGAAAGGGATTGCCGGCGAATGCTATCAAATTTGCGGTGATGGCGCGATCAATGAACCTTTTAAAGATTTTCAAAAGGGCGAGATTCGATTATATATCGAGTCTTGCGAGGAAAACAATCAGAAATTCGGAAGGGAATTATTAAAGCCTGTCAAGCTGTTTTGCGATTCGGATGTGATGATGCGGAAGTTTAGAGCGAATAGTAAGACACTAAAAGAGTTCCAGAACTTATGCATCGAGAGAAACATTGTAATCAATAATTATCCGATTAGAGAGGGAGATTATTTCAGAGAATTGCATATGGGCGGTTGCTCGGTTTCGAGATTCGAATACAACGGAAAAATGTATTTGAGAATGTATACATCAAGATATGATGACATTACACCGGAACAAGAGGGATTCAACGAAATCAAAGGCAGTGAGTATTTTAAATCACTTGAAGAGTTAAAAGAACAAACATTAGGTTGAAACACCTTGGCGAAAGCCTAAAAGAAACTATCTTGTTTGGCGAATAGTTATCACAAACCTTATTGAAAGCCATGTTTTGGCGGTGCGTTTACCGTACCGCCCTTACAAAAGATTGGAGGTAAAAATTGAAATTATGTGAATACTGTATGGCTGAATTTGAGCCGAAGCGACCAGATCAAAAATACTGTAGACCAAAATGCGCAAAAAGATCTGCGCAGTTCAGAAATTTTAAAAAGGCTGGAAGAATTGTGTATACAAGAATATGCCCGAAATGCGGCAGACTGTTTATGACGATAGATGAACGAAAATTTGATTGCCAAGACTGCATCAGCAATGAAGTTAAAGAACGATTGAAAAAGCCAAAGGAAAAGGACGATGTAATCAAGGCTGTGAATCATATGGCACGCGCTTCCGGCATGAGCTACGGAAAGTTCGTGGCTCAAATGAGCATGAAGCCATTGGAGAGGAAGTGATCGAGTGGACTATAAGAAGTTTAGACAGGCAAAAGCTATAGAGGAAAAGAATAAGCAAAAATGGCTTGCCTTGAATCCAAAGCTTGATGAGGATAGCGGAATCTATATCTTGATTAGACAGGACGAAAACGGATTCAAATACGCTTACATAGGACAAGCCAAGCATATTCTGACAAGACTTGCACAACACCTTACAGGGTACCAACATATAGATCTGTCATTGAAAAAGCATGGATTGTTCGACCCGAAAGAAAATCATTATGGTTGGCATGTGGAGTGTTGGAAATATCCTGTGGCAGAGTTGGACGAAAAGGAACAGTTCTGGATTAAGCATTATGCAGACAAAGGATATCAGCTTCGAAACAAAACAAGTGGAAGCCAAGGAACAGGAAAATCGAAGATTGATGATTACCGTCCTGCAAAAGGCTATTATGACGGCATTAAACAGGGCAAAAAGAGCCTTGCCAAGGAATTATCACATATCGCTGAAAAGCACCTTGAAATCCGTTTAAAGCCGGAGAAACAGGGTAACAAAGTTTCTGAAAAGCAGTATGAGAAGTTTATGAATTTGCTTCATGGGGAGAATTGAGAGGTGACATTTTGATAAATAAATTAAAAGGAAAGTGTTATGCAAATTACAGCCCGGGTGGGGATGGAAATGATTCTGAATTGGTTTTAAAAATAAACGAGGTTGTCGATTCCGTCAATAAACTTTTAGAAATTCATAAATTTCCAGAGGAAAAGGAAGAATTTTGCGAATGGAAATACTACAGCCTTCCAACTGGATTTTCTTTTTGCAGAACAGGGTGCGGAAAACAGAAATTAGACTATTGCTCCAGGGATATCTATTGCAGTAATTGCGGAAAAAAGATCAAGCGCGTTGATTTATCGAAAGAAGGTGCGAATGATGGCAGAAGTCAAGTGGATTAAGATCACAACAGATGTCTTTGATGATGAAAAGATTCTGCTGATTGAGAGTATGCCAAGTGCGGATAGCATCATTACGATTTGGTTCAAACTTCTTATTCTTGCCGGAAAACAGAATAACAACGGTGTGTTTATGATGAGCAATAAGCTACCATTCACAGATGAAATGCTTGCCACCATTTTCCGCAGAGATTTGAACACGGTAAGGCTTGCGCTTAAAACCTTTGAAGAGTTTGGGATGATTGAAGTTGTTGACAATGTGATAACGATTCCGAATTGGAATAAGCACCAAACGCTTGATGCTTATGAGAAGAAAAAAGAGCGTGACAGGCTATATCAGCAGAACCGAAGAAAGAAGCAGAAGAACCTAATTGAACAAAAATCGCCCGATAAATCGTCTGACGTCGTTGTTTCAGATAAAGAAGAAGAAAAAGAAGAAGATAAAGAGAAAGAAAATATAAAAGAAAATTCGCTGTCGACCGATTCAGGAGATTTGTTTGATTTTGACGATGCATGGAAAAAGACTTTTAGTATATACCCCAAGAAAACAGCGTACAGTACCTCTAAAACAGCTTGGATGGATAAAGTGCTAGAAGTTATCGAAGAGAACCAACCGGACATTGCACGGCTGTTATACAAAGCTACAGAAGCATATTTGAGTGACTATCAAGAAAAGAATCCGGACGATACGGATTTTCGGTACATCCCAAAATATGTTGATTGGCTGAAAAATGATTGCGACTATTGGTTGCAGATCGCAGAGAAACTAGGTGATTGCAGTTGACAGAAGCAGAGTTTGGAGTGATCGGGTGCGTATTGATTGATAATGATGTGCTAAATAGTATCTGGCGAACACTGAAACCGGAAATGTTTAGTTCGGATTTTGCGCAGGACACATACAAGGAAATGCTTGCCATGTATGACCGAAATGAAAATATTGATCCCATGTCTTTATCAATGGCACTTGAAAATCACAAATACACACAGGAACAGATTAGCGAATTGATGAAATCATGTATTACCGGAACAATCACTTCAACTATGGTTAAAAGTTATGCCGATGCGGTTGCGAAAGAATACAAAGTAAGAACGGTTCGTGACATGTATCAGAAATCCAGTTTAAAACCATGTGACATTGATGATACAATCAGCGATCTTCTTACAAGACTTGAACATTTGCAAGAGGGGAAAGAAGTAAAGTTAAAACCAATGAAGCAGATTTCAGTTGAGAATAAAGACAAATATTTCAACGAAAGCGTTGGAGAGGGTGGTATAAAAATAGGCTTATCGCAGCTTGATGATGCGCTTGGCGATCTTGAACGCGGTGATGTAACAGTAATTGCCGCAAGACCGGCAGTCGGTAAATCCGCACTCACAACACAGATTATTGGCAATATGGCAAAAAAGGGACTTAAAGTTGCATATTTCAATTTGGAGATGATTGACAAACAGGTGTATGAGCGATTTATTTCAAGGCTTACGGGAATCGGCTTAACGAGAATCAGAAGGGCAAAAGCGTTTCTTGGTGATGAACAGGAAAAATTTAACCAAGCAAATGAGGAAATGGGTGATTATCAATTATGGATTGCATCCGGTACCGTATCTCCGAGGGAAATAAAGTCAGAATGCAGACACCAAAACTTTGACGTTATCGTTGTTGACTATCTGCAATTGCTTATGCCGGATAACAGATATTCCGGAAGAAATGAAGAAGTAGCATCAATTTCAAGAGGTTTAAAATCGGTTGCAAGAGACTTAAATACGCATGTAATAGCACTTTCGCAGATAACAAGAGCATCTGAAAGCAGAGATACAAAAGAGCCTACTATGGCAGAGTTGAGGGAATCCGGAGCAATCGAACAGGATGCGTCAAACATAATTATGCTGTGGAATCTGTCAGACAATGACAAGGGAGCCAAGGGTGTAAAAATCGAGAAGAACAGACAGGGAATGACAATGCGTGAAGCAATGGAGTTTGATGGAGATCACATGAAATTTGTTGAAATCGAAAAACCATTCAATGATGTTGTTGCGGAAATAAAAAAGAAAGAACGTGGGGACGGATTCAAGCCATACAATGGCTATTGTCCGTTTTAGAGGTAGCAGCTATGGCAAGTGCAAAAATCGAAAAGGGTTCAGAAGAATGGCAAGTATTTATGGATTATTGGCAATTCATTCAGAAATACTATTCACCGGACAACGCTGATTCTTGGTGGGATGAAGTTGTAAAATCCGGAGAATCATTGATAAACAAATACAAGGGCATGGAGATTGAAGAACGTGCAAGACAGCTTGTATTGAGTCATTTTGCATGGTTGGAAATCACATACAGAAAGGAGAAATCAAAGAAATGAGCAATGCGTTGAGACGGAAGAAAAAGCCGACATTTTACACAAAACAGGAAATGCGGATTATCGGGCAAAATGATTTTGAAAAGAGAAATGCTGATAAGGTTATATCAAAATCATACAAAGATTTTGTCGTGATTGGGTACATAATTCTGCATGACAAATTCGGATTCGGACAGACAAGAATCATCCGGTTGCAGGATTTTTTGAAATCCTACTTAGATGAAGCAGCATCCGGTGGAAATACCGGAAAGGACTTGTCTGTTTACCTGAAAAGTAAATACGGAATCGACATCAAAGAAGAAGTCGGAAAAATTCCACAGAGACAGTTAATGAACCTGTATGCAAAGAAAGGTTTCTGTATCGAGCGTGAAGCCTACAGACTTTCCAGTGCATCTTTGTTTAACTATTTTGCACTGACACTTACGATTCTGAAAAAGGAGTTTAAGATAACAGCGAAACAGTTGCAGTATTTCACGGACAAATTTATTGACTACATCGACACATTGGCTAATTACAAGCAGTTTCAGTTAACGGTGCCGATGATAGCGCATAGTTTGGCTGATGAGATTAAGTTTGTATGTGATTTGGAGGTGTAAAGATGTTGAATAAAGAAAAATATGCGAATAAGATTATAGAACTTGCGGCAAACGCAGAGGTGTTTGTATTAAAAAATGGAGAACCTGCACTTTGCAGAGAAACTAAATGTGAAGATTGTGATTTTAATAAATTAAATTCGTGCAAATGTAGTGAGTATAAATTTAGAGAATGGCTTAATTCGGAGTATGTTGAGCCACCTGTTGATTGGAGCAAGGTTGCAGTCGATACGCCGATTTTGGTAAGAGATAGCGAAGAAGATGCGTGGAGAAAAAGACATTTTGCAAAATACGAGAACGGAATAGTGTACACATGGAGTGGAGGAACAACACATTGGAGCGTTCACAGAGGTAACAATATAAGAGGTTGGAAAATGGCAAAGCTGGCAGAAAGCGAGGAATAGGCATGGAGAGATTAACAGAACGAACAGCGGATGGAATCTTAGTAAAAGAGAATTACGAGAAAGAAACATTAAAAACCTTGTATTCGTGCTATGACGAAAAGCCTAACTTACATTATTCCAACTGTGAAGAAGGTTATTGTGCAATGGAGAAGTTAGCGGATTACGAGGATGCAGAGGAACAGGGAAGGCTTTTCAAGTTGCCTTGTATGGATAAATTTCTTGAAAGTGTAAGCAATCAAGACTTTGATAGAAGAATATCGGAAGTTGTTGAAATGCTTGAAGAAAAACAACTCTACGGAACTATTAGTTTGATAAAAGATTTGAAATATTACCTTGACTTAGCTATAGAAGAAAAGAACAAAGCTATTGATAATTTTCAAAATGAATTGAAAAATCATTACACAGAATACAACATTGATAGCGTTTTAGAAGATACAGAATTTTATTCTTATACGACAGCTTGCGATTATCTTGAAGATTATATTGATGAAATAGCAGAGAAGTTGAAGAAAGGTGGAGAAAATGAAAGTAGTAATTGACATACCTAAAGGTTTCGAAGGAGATTATATTGTTGACAAATTCAAAGATTTCTTTTCAAGGGTTATTGCGGATATTGATTGCAAAGGTATGTGTGGTAGATACGAGAAAGAAATTGCTGAAATGTTTTTAAAAGCATTTGACGATAGTGAAGAAAAGATTTCTTGTAACTGCCAGCGCAACAGCAATTCAAGAGATAGAGAGCCTTGTCGCAGATGCGATAGCAAACAGACCAATGCCGACAGGATAAGGAATATGTCGGATGAAGAGTTAGCAGAGTTTCTTTGCAAAGTAAAATCAGATTATCAGTGGATGGAACATGAATTTCCGAGCGAAGAAGAACACGGCGAGTGGGAAGAATGGCTTCAATCAGAAGCGGAGTAGGAGAGAATATGGAGACAGATATCTGTATAAAGCTAAGACAACTCCAAAAGAAAAAGGAGAATTTAACAATGTTTGGGTTACTGGAAATCTTATTGTTTCCAATGGAAAGTATTACATACATCCTGTGGGCAATGTTGTAAATGTTAAGAATGAGACTGGAAGAATAATTGTGATGCACGAAGTAATTCCAGATACAATCTGCCGATGCACAGAATCAAAAGACAAGAATGGCAAGTTGATTTGGGAGAATGATATTGTAGAACTCTTTGGGCATAGAGGAACTATCAAGTATGTGTGTGGTGGTTTCGGAATTGGGTATAGAAAAAATATTGATTGGGAAGAAATACAAGCCAATATTATGCGTGTTACAGGGTGCGAAAACATTTTATATGCTTGCGAAAACGATAATTATATATCATTATGGGAAATCTATTGGAATTTTAATGATGAGGATGATTCGGTAAACACAGTTGAAGTTATCGGCAACATATTTGACAACTCGGAATTGTTAGAAAGCGAGGAATAATATGACAGAAAGTGAAGCAATTAAGATATTGAAGAAAGACAGTTGTTATGAATGCGCACAAGGCACAGACAGCCCGCTTAATTGTGAATATGGGGAATGCAGAGTTGCGAAAGCTACTAGAGTAGTAATACAGGCACTTGAAGAAGTACAACAGTACCGGGAAATTGGCACGCCGGAAGAATGTCGGGCGGCGGCGGTTAAGCAGACGGCAAAGAAACCTATATTTAACCACAACCTTAGCGACACGCTTTCACAATTCCGTTGTGAATGCGGAAACACAATTAAAGTCAGTCACGATACAGGAATAATGGATAACAACAATGCTCCAAATTACTGTAGTAAGTGCGGTCAAAAATTAGATTGGAGTGATGAAGAATGATGTTTCAATCGTACATAAATTTCTTTCTACTAATACTTATAGCCGTTAGGTTAGATATTTTAACAAAATTTGGAGTTAACCTTTTTTGCATTCTGTCAGTTGTAGGGATGATTGGAAATGAGGTTTTTGATTATTTGAAGAAAGGAGATAAAAAACGATGAAACTGATTGGCGCAGACGCACTAAAAGAATATTGCATGAATGCGAGTAAATCTGATGATGATTTTAGGAGAGTGAGTTTGGCAACATTGGCAAGCGTGATAGATGCACAGCCGACCGCCTACGATGTGGACAAGGTTGTGGAACAGTTGGAGGAATATCGCGAAGAGATGGAGCAGTTTAAGTGCGGTGGAATGTTGTCAGATATGATCGAGGTTGTAAAGGCAGGTGGCGCAGATGGCAATTAAACCGATTTTATTCAACACCGAGATGGTTCGGGCGATTCTGGACGGACGGAAGAGTTGTACCAGACGGCTTGTAAAATTCTTGCCAGGAGAAAATCCACGATGGACTGGATATATTAAAGATGGACTTATGTTGTATAACGGAAAAAATGAGCCGTGTATCAGAAAAGCGTCATATCAGCCGGGCGATATTCTTTATGTCCGCGAAACATGGGGAGAAGGATATGAAGAGGGAACATATATTTACAGGGCTAGTGATAAGCTGGCAGGCTTACCTACATTCAAGGAATCGTCAAAGTTAATTTATCACCCATCAATCCACATGCCGAAAGAAGCCGCACGGATCTGGATTAAGATTATGAATGTGAGAGTAGAGCGGCTGCAGGAGATGAAGCCGCTTGATGTGATAAAAGAGGGAGCTTATCCTGATTGTTGGGATTGTCTTAATACATACGGAGAAAGCGGTTCGCAGTGCTGTTATGGGACAGAAGAACAGTGCAGTCAATGTGATGAAGTGATGATGGAATGGGAAAAACTTTGGACCTCCACCATCAAGAAATCCGACCTTGACTGCTACGGCTGGGATGCGAATCCGTGGGTGTGGGTGATTGAGTTTGAGCGGTGTGAAAAACCGAAAGGAGTGTGAGGTATGAGTAAAAAGCAGAGCTAGTAAAATGAACGGCTATCGTAGCATGGTAAGCCGTCAGAAGAATGATGTTTTTAAGTTTAAGCCTAAGAAGAAAAAGAAAGGGTGATGTAGAATGAAGATTTTAAGTAAGAAGAAATACAATAAACTCATTGAAGATTTTGAGGAATCGCAGAAAAAGGTCGAGGAACTCAAAAGGATAAACGAGAGTATCGGGAAAAAGCTGGAAGATAAAAAGACAAGTTGCAAATTGAACAATGGCAAGGATTTCTGCTTTAAATGCGAAAACTCTTACAGATATAAGACATATTGGGGAGGAATGGAAACCGAAAAATGCGGTTGCTTGCTTGATGTGCCTTGCGAGGATTTTAAGAGAAAAGAAGATAACTAACTAAAAATCAAAGAAAGGAATAGGTTGTCGCGACATAAAACCGAGGTTTCCTTTTGGTAGATTTGAAATGTATAAAAAGAAGATTAAATGCGAGATATATCGTGATTCAATGCAGAATTACAAGAAATACGCAATACCTCCAGCACAGTTGATTATAGCAGATGTTCCTTATAATGTTGGGAACAACTTCTATGGCAGTAACCCTATGTGGTATAACGGCGGCGATAACAAAAACGGAGAGAGCAAACTTGCGAAAAAGGCGGCTTTCAATTCAGATTTTAACTTTAATCTGTATGAATACTTCCATTTTTGTTCAAAGATGTTGAAAAAAGAGGACACAAAGCCTATCGCAAGGGGCAGAAGTAGTAATAGCCCTTGCATGATTGTATTTTGCGCATTTGAGCAGTTGTCAACATTGATTGCGGCGGCAAAGAAACACGGATTTGTTAATTACATACCGCTTGTATTCTGTAAAAATTACAGTCCACAGGTACTTAAGGCGAATATGCGTATCGTTGGTGCTACGGAATATGCACTTGTACTGTACCGAAATAAGTTACCAAAATTCAGAAACGGCTTGCAGATTGATGAAAATGGAAAGAATATCAGAGGTACAGGACACATGATTTTTAATTGGTTTAATTGGGAGAAAGACGGAAAAGATATACCGAAAATTCATCCGGCACAAAAGCCCGTGGCAGTCCTTAAAAAGCTGATTGAGATTTTTACAGACGAGGGAGACGTTGTTATTGACCCTTGTTGTGGTAGCGGTGGCACACTAAGAGCCGCTGCAGAACTTGGCAGAAGTGCATACGGATTCGAGATTGACAGAAACTTTTACGAGCGTGCAAAGAATGAAATGCTTGTGTTTGAAAAGGACGAGCAAATGGATTTATCAGATTATATTTAATGGAGAAATGGCTTATGAAATTTACAAAATTCATTAAGCCAGAACTTGAACAAATCAAAGAAAATGCCAATTTCACGGAAGAAGAGGAGAGGATTTTCTCTCTTCTCTGCCGTGGTTTTTCACAAAAGCAAATATCCACAAAAGAAAATCTATCCCTAAGAACGATAGAGTACAGAGTGAGAGATATAAAAGATAAAATAGAAAGAACGGGGGTATTTGATTGGATGAAAAAGAACTGTTGAAATATGCCGTTGATAGTGGTATTCTCGACATAGCACTTGTGCAGAAACAAGTCACTATGCAAAAGAGAGAAAAATTACTCAACAAAAACCCTTATAAAATCTATCAAGGAAAGGATGAGAACTGGTACTCATATCTGCCGGATGAAGTAAAAGGCAGACGTAAAATCAAGGCAAAGCGCAGAGAAGCGGTCGAGCAGAAGATTATTGATTATTGGAAAGAGAGGGAAGATGACCCTACAGTAGTGGAAATCTTCCACCGTTGGATTTCGCAAAAGCTGGAGCTTGAAGAAATCAGCAGGGCAACCTATGACAGATACTTAATGGACTTTCAGAGATACTTTGATGGCATCAAGGATAAGAGAATCAAAAGGATAGACGAATGTGAACTTGAAACGTTTATACGAAACAGTATCCATGATTTCGATATGACTTCCAAGGCATTCTCAAACTTCCGGACGCTAATCTATGGAATCTTTAAGTATGCTAAGCGAAAGAAGTATGTTAAGTTTTCCATTACATACACGCTGAAAGACATGGATATATCGCCAAAAGCGTTTAAACACGTAGTTCGACAGGCAAAAGACCAAGTATATATGCCGGATGAAAAGGAACGCATGGAGATGTACTTAAGGAATCACTTGGATATTGTGAACCTTGGATTGCTATTCATGTTTAAGACAGGAGTCCGTGTCGGGGAATTGTCGGCATTAAAGCGGAAAGATGTTGAAAACTACACGGTTGCAATCAATTCTACAGAAACACGTTACCGTGATGATGATGGTTTCCATTATGAGGTCAAAGATTTTCCGAAATCAGAAGCCGGATTGCGATTTGCTATCTTGCCGGATAAGTACAAATGGATTCTTGATGAAGTACGAAAGAGAAATCCCTTCGGGGAATATCTATTTGAGAGAGATGGAGAACGGTTGAAATCCTACAATTTTCGTGAACGTTTGCGGTATATATGTGAACATGAACTGCGAATGAAAGTGAAATCTCCACACAAAATCCGAAAGACATACGGAAGCATTCTTCTTGACGGAAAAGTGAAAGAGTCCACAATTCTTGATACTATGGGGCATACAGACATTAGTTGCACAAAAGATCATTATTATTTTGACCGCACAGGAATTGAGGAAAAGAGACAGGAACTTGACTTAATCGAAGCATTATGAGTCCCTGGTACTCAAAGGTACTCAAAGAAAAATTGAAAGAATGGCTATTTTAAGCCATTTCAAGACGATTACTTTAGGGTTCGATTCCCGTACGGACTGTTTTAAAAGTCGCATAAACACTGTGTTTGCGGCGTCTTAAAAAAAATTGGTACTCAAAATGGTACTCAAAAACTGAACACAAAAGAAAGGAGTCTGCGCAAGTGCTTTAGATTCTTTTCTGAAAATGGTAGACTTGGAACGCTTTTGGCGTTCTTTTTTTATGCGGTTTTTCTGCTTATTTTTTGCGGAAGAACCGTATTTTTTTATGCAAAAATATAAGCATAGGAGGGATGCGGAATGTTATTTACAGATGAAATTCTTGAAAAAATCTTAACAAGAGAAGATGTGTCAAAGGTTCCGCTTGTGTATCAGTCAGCAATGATTCACGCAATCAAGGAAGTATTGGAGGAAGAGAATGTATCAGATGCAAAATCAGAATATGGCATTTAACCCAAACCCAAGCTATGCCGCTTATCAGTACAACCCAATGCAGAGGTTTCAGCAACCAGAGCCACAGATTCCGCAGATGCAACCACAGTTTCTTGGAATCCAAGGAAAAGTAGTGCAGTCGGAATCAGCAATCATGGCAAATGATGTGCCTATGGATGGAAGTGTTGCGTTTTTCCCGATGCAGGACATGAGCGCAATCGTAGCGAAACAATGGGATGCCAATGGAACAATCAGAAAGACCGTTTACAAGCCTTTTAATGAGCAAATGACAGATTCTTCAAGCGATGATAAAAGAATTGAAATAGGGCTATCTGATGATGCGACAAAGGCTATTACTGACAAATTAGATTGCTTGTTTGGAAAGATGGAAGAGTTGGAAGATAAATTATCTTCGCAAACGCAAAGAAAATCTTCACGAACACAAAAGGAGAGTGAGTCTTAATGAATCCTATGCAGATGTTACAGGGAATGAGAAACCCACAGCAGTTTTTACAACAAATGATGGGGAATAACAACGTAATGAGCAACCCTATGGCTAGAAATGCTATGCAGATGGCACAGAAGGGAGATTCCAAGGGCATTGAGCAAATGGCTAGGAATTTGTGCAAAGAAAAGGGAATTGACGCAGATAAGGCTTTTGAGTCGTTTAAAAGCCAATTAGGAATGTGATACTAATTCTTGCAAGATTATGTATATAAAAATGAATTATGGAGGTAAATTCTATGTTTAACACAGGTAATTGTGCATCCGTTCCGCTTGTTGCGAACATTGACGGAAACGGAAATAACAACGGATGGGGCGCAGAAGGCTCATGGTTATGGTTCATTATCGTTATCTTTGCCATCTTCGGATGGGGTGGATTCGGTAACGGATTCGGAGGAAACGGAATGAATGGTGGTGTCGGAAGCGAAATCCAGCGCGGATTTGATAATCAGGCGGTTGTGTCAAAACTTGACGGCATTACAAACGGACTTTGTGACGGATTCTATGCAGTGCAAACCGGCATGAACGGCATCAACACAAACATTTTGCAGACCGGATTCGGCATTCAGCAGGCTATCAACGCTGATACAGTCGCTAATATGCAGAATACAAACGCATTACAGTCACAGCTTGCTAACTGCTGCTGTGAAACAAGAGAAGCTATCCAAGGCGTAAACTACAACATGGCAACTAACACTTGCGCGTTGCAGAACACCATGAACAGCAACACGAGAGACATTATCGACAGTCAGAATGCAGGAACACGCGCTATTCTTGATTATCTTTGCAATGAAAAAATCTCTAGCTTACAGGCAGAAAATAATGACCTTCGCAGAGCGGCTTCACAGGATCGTCAGAGTGCATTACTTACAACTCAGATGGCAGCTCAGACACAGCAGATTATCAATGCAGTAAATCCGTCTGCTATCCCGGCATATGTTGTGCCTAACCCAAATGCTTATGCATATGGATGCGGATGCAACACAGGATGTGGCTGCTAAAACTGAATAATTGAGTATCTTAATTGAGTTTAACTCAATCATGTCTGCTATGCAGTATTACTTATAACCAAAGGGCAGACTATAATGTTTGCCCTTTTGCACATTGAAAACAGAATATTAAGTTGATGGATTTTTAAAGTCGTGGTACAATTTTCAAAAAAGAAAGGAGTGCCAAAATGGTTATTTTCAGAGAACACAGAGGCGGATTATCTGAATCCCTAGAAACGGCAAGGGAATTTGAAAACTTTGATGATATGAAAAAATACATATATCAAATTCATAAAGACTTTTGCCAAAAGATAGGAGTAGCAAATGCACCATTTGAAATATCAGACATTGTAATTGACCATACTTCAAAAATAGAAGATTCGAGAACGAATTGGCACGATACAATGTATGTTTGTGTTAAACGATACGGAGACGAAGATTATATTGAAAAATACGGAACTCCGCAATGCATAGGAATGTGTGCTACAGACTATAAAAAATAAATAATGGATTTTCAAACCATCAACTAATATTCAGTTGGTGGTTTTTTATTTTGTGAAAGAGAGGTAAAAATAATGGAAGTAACAGGAATTGCATTACAAACCGTTGCTGCTGGAGAAGATGTGGCATTCACAGAAACAGCAGTGAACGGAACAAAATGTATCGTACACAGACAGGGAAGTGGAATTATCAAGTTAAGAGGTATCACCAATCAGTGCAAAGCTAGATTTTTGGTATCGTATTCCGGCAACATTCAGATTCCGACAGGCGGCACAGTTGGAGAGATTTCGCTTGCAATCGCGGTTGATGGAGAGCCTTTGCAGTCAACAAAGATGATCGTAACGCCAGCCGCAGTTGAGAATTTCTTTAATGTATCAGCGCAGGCATATGTTGATGTACCTTGTGGCTGTTGCAGTACCGTAGCCGTGCAGAATACGTCCACGCAGGCTATCGAGGTTCAGAACAGTAATTTGATTGCAGTAAGGGAGGCTTGATATTATGCATAAGTTTGCTAAACAGATTATGGATTGCGTGAAATCCCATGTTGACGGAATCGGAATTGAGAATTTTGAGGGTCAGAACCTTGATGATCTCAAGGATTGGACGGAGATTGCAAAGAACATCGTATGCTTTGACAAGGACTATAACATTGTTGAAGCTATGAAAAATTCTGAAAATGAAGAAATCATGCGCATGGTGGAAGAATTTGGGGATTATCCGGGAAGAAGATACTACAATGAGTACCGGTACTCAAATGGCAGATTTGCACCGAAAGGGCGCGGAACACGCAGAGGATATGTAGAACCACCATATTATCATCAGATGCCGGAAGATTACCACGAATGGGAAAATATGCCGGAATACGACCGAATGAGAGACCTTGACAGAATGAGTATGGGAAAGATGTATTATTCAGAGCCTATGAGCGGAAATAACGGCGTGAGTACCGGTACTCACGATGCAAGAGAGGGCAGAGCCGGTATGAGCCGGAGAAGCTACATGGAAACAAAGGAAATGCATAACGGAAATTCACCGGAAGATAAGGACGCAAAGATGAAAGAGCTCGAAAAGTACATGAAATCTCTTTCGGAAGATGTGACCGAACTGCTTTCCGGCATGTCCCCAGAAGAGAAACAGTTGACCAAGACAAAGCTGACTACGCTTGTCACAAAAATGTAATAGAGAGGGCGTTTTGCCCTCTTTGTTTGCGAGGTGGTAAATTGTTCACGATAAACAATGAAATGTGGAATTTGGTCAAAGTATCGCGTTACAGCGATATGCTACAGAGAAGTGATGGAAGCAGAACGGTAGGCATGACCGACAGAGACACGAAAACGATATATCTTGCGGATGATCTACGCGGAAGGTTCCTTGACCGTGTGTTATGCCACGAATTATGTCATGCGTTCTGTCTTTCGTATAATGTATACATGGATATTGGCACCGAGGAAATTGTAGCAGACTTCTTGGCTACATACGGAAGAGAAGTATTTGAAATAGCAGACAGACTATTGATTAAAATAATGGAGGTTGCATAATGGATAAAATTTCAGAACTCTTGCAGTACGTGCACCGGACGAATCCGGAAATGACTAGGGAAAAGCTGATAGAAGAGTTGAGCAAAAGCGATTATTCGGCGCGGTCTTTGATTTTCACGAAAGAAAATTTTCTCCGCGCGCCAAAAAATATTTCGTAATTTTTTTGTACCCCCCTGGGGTAGCGTTTTGGGGTCAAGATTCCATTTTCACGGATTCCCAAAAACATGTAACAAACGTGCAATTATCTGCGACATTCCGCAAATAACATAAATACACTATATATTATGCCATATATAGATAATGCACCGATGATATTTGATAATATCACAGATCACAGGCAAACGCCAAAAGACGATTGCCCGGCTATAGTTACAATCTAGCATAGACCGCATTTTACCACTTGTCAAGATAGTTTTTCCCATCGTACCGGCTGTAAGTGTGTGTTACGTTTTCCGGTCTTTGTGTGATCTGTAACCAATCCCCGCCGCGCTGGGCGGTTATTTTGATTTTTGCAGATTCCACCCATTCCACGCATTCAAACTTCGAGTAGCCGCACGTTTTGCCGGATATTTCCAGATAGCCAAGAGCAGACACCCGGCGCATGATTTCCCTTTTTCCGATATACTCATATTTTCCCATCTTTCACACCTCCTCATGTTGTGTTTATTTGTCAATTTGCGCATGGAAACCGATTTCCATGTAGTCCGCGCTCCCGGAATCGAACCGGAACGGATGCACCAAGCACGCGAAAAAGGCGGAATGGTACCGCCTAATTATTCAAAAGGTATTTCACGGCTTCCTTTCCCTGCTCCGACAAATACCAATATTTACCCATATCCCTTATATATGGCTTATCTGTATTTACTTTGTAAACGCGTGAATCTTCCCGAATACATCCGGCAATCATTTCACACCAAATAGCAGCACCTTTTTTATAAAAGCGTGTAACAGTATGTGCGCCGGAATCGTGGCGCGTTGTGAAAACGGTATGCCTTTCAATATCTTTTTGCTTTTCGCGCGCCTGGATAACTGCACCGCGCACAAGTTCGCTATAACTTCTCATGTTTCTACCTCTTTTCCTTTTATTTGCTCATTTTTGAGTAAAAACCGCCGCCGGTAGTGATCCGGCGTGCATCCTCTGCGGCGGTTATTTTAAAACCATATGCTTGCTGTTTTCACAAACAAGCGAAAGCATTTTAAAATCAAGTTTTTCAAGCTTTTCTTTTGTAAAATAGTGTTCATTAACCCTGTCTTGATTTTTTAATACTTCTTTAATCATGCCCGATCTGTCAAATTCTGTCATAATATCAACCATCCTTTCGTTGTGTGCCCTGTCTCATCAGTGCAGGTGGGGCAGTTCCTACAGACCGCCAAAAGTGGCGGTTTCGACTATTTCACTTGTTCTAAAATCTGTGCATATATAGACGGTTTCGATTCGTCAACCTCTTTATAGACGCATCCGCTATATACTTTATTTGTTGACCCTTTGCAGGACTTTCCAAAACTCTTACAGTTGTAGCACATTGGGTTATATTCCAATGCTTCAATGGCTTTTCTGCGCGCTTTGCTTCTTTCTATCTGTTCATTTGTTGCAACCATTATATATTTTTCCATGTTCAAAACCTCGCTTTCGTTTTCTGGTCTGCCATCATCAGAGCCGGGAGACCATCCCGCGGCTGACGCTCCAGATCGGAGCGTTTCGGCTATGCTATGCAGATTTCAAATACATCGCCTTGGACGTGTTCAAAATCGACTTTTTCAAAAATGCCGATTCCGTAAAAGTCGGCTGTGAGTTCCCCGAAGTGGTTATACTCAAACGCGATTCCGTTCTTTTTCAGTTCGTTGATCGCGTCACCGTTCTTTGTTGTTTCCCATGTAAAACGCATTCCCGTCTTTCTCATGTTTAAGCCCTCCCTATAAAATTTCCGAAAGCTGTAAAATCTGCGCTTCGCTCAAATGGTCAATAACAACATTCCCGTTTACGTCACTCAATTCGCATTCATCCGGGAGAGTGGTAAAACCGTCAAACTGGTTCGAAATATAAAACCCTTTTCTTTCTAATAATGTTTCTGCCGCTTTCATATTTTTCATGTTGTAACCTCGCTTTCGTGTTTCATTTGATATACTAATAGTACACGATAATAGATTATAATACAATTGACACAATACACGAAAATAGACGACACAAAACAGCAGTTTATTGTGCAATATGATACATGAGAATAGACGTTGACATGGTGTGAAAAATCTATTATCATATATAAAAAGAAAAGAGGTGTGACGCATGGCGAATTATGGTGCAAACGGATATATTGACTTTTCCAAGCTGTGGAATGTCTTAGAAAAAAAGGAATACAATAAGCAGTGGTTAAAGAATAACGGAATCCATTCTAATACAGTGGCAAAGCTGACAAAAAATGAAAATGTAACTTGTGAGGTTATATGTAATCTATGCAGACTACTAAATTGTCAGCCGGGCGATATTATGGAATATAAAAATAATTAAAATACATGAAAATAGACTATTGACATATACACGATAATAGATTATTATAAAGCTGTCGGAAGACAATAGCCGGGCAAGCGGAGAAAGGAGAACAAATGAACGAAATGACAGATAAACAGATGGAAGTTATATTAAATCTCGTAGCTGATAAATTTGCAGGATGTAAGGACATGGACGAAGTTCAAAAAGCAATAGATGAGGTTCGCAACATGGCAAAAAAAGAAAAGCCTAACGATTAGGTTTTAGGGAATGAAAGGGAGGGCGGACTTGCCGCCGCTCTCAATCAAATAAATTGTAACACATAGTAATTATATAATCAATGCAAACAAAGGGCAGCTTTTCCGGCTGTCTTTTCTTTTTTGCCATGTCCAAAATCAACAACACATCCGGGCATGTCTTACAAAATCTCCGAAAAGCTGTAAACAAACTATAAAACTTTTCTTAAATTTTTATAAACAAAGCTAGGTGCATTAGGTCTTTGACAAGTTCGAAAATGATAGAATAGTATCAGTTTTTGGCAAAAATCGTCTGACAATCGTCTGACATAAGGCTACACAATCGTCTGACGTCGCTTTTTTCAGAACTATGTTTCTCTTTCTCTCTCTTTTTCTTAATCTTTTAGATTAATAATAATACACTGTATCTAAAGTCTATAGGTTTATAGTAAGTGTATATCCGCATACGCGCGCGGCGTAAGTATACAATACCGCCGTAAAAAAATTAAGGCTTGACTTTAAACCCGGAAATAGTGTATACCAAAAGCAGAGAGGAATAAAACGGATTGGAGGTGTGAATATATGCAGGATGTAAAGAGTGTAGAGAATGTAGATCTTACAACCCTTATAGTGGATCTAGGTACAGTACAGATATACACATCAACTGTACAGGATTTAATAGACAACGCTTGTATAGAATTTCACATCGAAGATTTGTTAAAAGCTGGACAGAGACAATGGAAAGCTGTTATGCAGTATGTTGGTATGCATTTATTCCCAGATACGAAAGTATTAAAAGACAAGAGTTTAAGTCCTCTTAACAATGGGACTATACCGACTAACTGTAACAGATATGACAGAGAGGTATTATATAAGCTTTGTGATTATTATATATATATCTCCAATGTCTACAGTAAGCTGGTAAGTACAGTGGCATTCAGTTATTTTTGTAATATACCTACTACAACGCTTGACCTATGGAAGGACGAGGAATCAAGTTCGGTGGCTTTTAAGATTTGGCAAAAATTACAACAATCTCGTAAAGATTGCATACTCGATAGAGCGTATGACTCCAACAGCCCAGTGGGTACTATGTTCGTGGGAAATAACGAATTCGGCATGAATCAGCCGGGAATTGGAGATAATGCCACCCAAAGAAGGGCAATCACAGCGCAGGAGCTGCCAAGATTGGACGAGAAAAAGAGTCAAGAATTGCACGCAATTGATACACAATTCACAGATGCAGCGGTAAATAATACGGTTTAAATTGTGTGTGGTTATTCTACAATTCACAAATGCAGCAATACCAAGGGCTGTAGTGTTTTAACTATTCGTTAACTATTCGGAAAAGTTAGGTTTTGCGAATAGTTGCAAGGGTATGACATGAATTGTATTAAAACAATTTGATTTTCACACAATGACAACAAAACGAAATGGAAAATATTTTAGATTCCCATGTTTGCAAGAAAAGGATGGGGAGGGGGTCTGACAGAAAGACCACCGGGCGTCTACTAAGTTCCTCAAATTCCTCAAAAAATAAAAAGCCACTTACAACAACACCCATTGACTTTCACCGAAAATAGGCTATAATAAATTTATAACAATTCACTTTCACGTTGCGAATCGCAACTAAATTTCCAAAATTTTTTTAAAAACAAAAAACATAGTAAGAGGTGAAAACGTATGTTGGTACCTGCGATACTATACAGAGACCAGATTGAAAGAGAGTTTCAAAAGCTTTACTACACGAAAGACATGTTTTTTGAAACCGGATGTCTAGGACAATGGACTCCGGAAATATCAGATAATCCAGATGATGGAAGATTCGATTTTGCAATCGTGAGCAACAATAAGTTGATAGGGTATCTTTCATACCAAGTTGATTACTATGTATCCAAGGCTTACAATTTTGGGTTGATGTCTTTTGACCGCGGAAATCCTGTTGTCGGGAAAGACGTGTTTGAGAAGCTAGAAGAGCTTACATCAACTTTACATCGGGTTGAGTGGCGTATGATCGGTGGCAATCCGGCAGAACGCAGTTATGATAAATTCTGCGAGAAACATAGCGGAAATAAACACGTTCTGAAAGACAGCGTTAGAGATGCTACAGGCAATTATCGTGATGATGTTATTTACGAAATTGTGAACTCGGATTGAAAGGCTGCGTCAAAGGTCAAAGTTGTAAATCCAAACGAAGGGCGGAGGGTGATGTGTAATGGCAGAGTGTAAAGAATGTTGTGGCACATGTAAATATGGCTTATGCGTCAAGGCAAACGGTTATGTTCGTTCAAACGAAGAAAGCGAGATTATGTTGCTGATTTTGTAGAATACGACCATTCATGCGATTTTTGGGAACAGAAACAGGAGAAACGGAAATGAATGAAACATTGATGAAAACCGAGTATTCCACGGCTTTTGATAAAAAGCGCAAAGGTTTGATTGAGCAGTCGTATTACAAATACGGACCGGCAAGAATGAACTTTTCCACAGGGAATGTGGATGCAATCGAAAGTTTGAAAATGTGCCTTGCCAAGTTTGAAGAGACCGGGAATCTTGAATATCTGTGTGATGTTGCAAACTATGCTATGTTCCGGTTCATGTTTCCACAGCAGGGCGAGTATTTCGAACATACGGACTCTGATTCATCTGCCGGGATCTTCGGTATGAGTGTAAATGAAATGGAACGATTCAAACAGGAACACAGCTTTGAGGATGGGGGATATTGATATGATTTTAAATATAATCGCTACGGCGATAGATGCCCTTGTAATACTTGGACTTATGGGAGGACAGGTAAAGCAGACAGACAATTCAAACGCAATGGGGTATTTGCTTTCATACGCGATTTTTGCAATGAATATTATGGTCATTTGGAAATGATGGGCTATCGCCAAGCGGCAAGGCACAGGATTTTGATTCCTGTATTCCGGGTTCGAATCCCGGTAGCCTAATTGGTTACATGCTGACGTTTCATGTAGCCACGTATGTTTTTCATATGTACTTGAACCCTTGGTTGAGTGATTCAAGCATTTGGGTTCCTCCTTTCGCCACTAGGACGATTTTGTTAAGGACGGTGCGAGACCGTCCGGTGGTATTTGTCGCAGAGGGCGGCATCTTGGCGTAAGACTATATGGTGTTGAGCTGTATCTGCTTTGTAATTTGCAGACGTGCAATCCATATAGCAGTCAATCATGGTTCGGGCATCTATCCCACGGTGTCCGAGCTGTGAAAATGTAATTCCCCTTAAGAAGTTAGGTGGTGGCAGAACGAAATGCAAGCAAAGAAGCTGATCGGTAAGAGTGTTGCCAAGTGATAGGCGGAAAATCATCCGTAATCAGCAACAACACCTTTTCAGAATCCGATTATGTGAGGTTCAAATCCTCACCCACCTACTCGGTCAAATTATGCTGTCTGCTTGCAGGCGGTCTATGTTTTGGCTGAAATACGATGCTTGTCTATTGCTCTGCAATAATTTAATTCGGAGTAGAACCATGGAAATAGGCTTGCATGGTAACATTGAGTTGCCGGTGAAATGCTGTAAACCGGATAGTGCAAGGCATAGCACGATAAACATTATTGCTAACCGTCTGATGGCGGTTATGGGGATTTAATTCAGTGGCAGAAGACACGGCTTATATCCGGGTTGTCGCGGGTTCGATTCCTGTAATCCCCACAGGTGATGTTGCCAGTACACCCCTAGTGTGTTTATTACAGAAATGCAGGTGCTAATCAATATACCGGTTAAACTTAGCACAGGTAACTGGATTGAGCGGTTGTCATTCAAAAGATGGCGGTAACCGCTGACTAAAAGAACCTTGCACTTAGTGTAGTGTGGAGCAAGGAAAAACGGAAACTACACGACATGGCTTGTTAGCTGAGATGGATTAGCGACAGACTGAAAATCTGTATAGGGCGGCTCGATACCGCCACAAGCCATTGAGCGGTGTTAGTAGCACCGTGCCATTCTGAAACGCAAGGAATGGTTCGGGTAGGGAACTTCCATGCCCGGCGCGTGCAGATATAATCCTAACTGGTAAGGAAACTGTTTGCTAAACAGTCAGTAGCCGAAAACGGTGTTTCGGTTCGAGTCCGAATATCTGCGTTTATCCTTATCTCCACTTAGCCGGGTGCTACTGCAATAGTTCCGGTCAATGGGGACTTATGGATGGTAGCGGTATCATTGGAAACAGAAACCCCTTCCGTGATTAGAAATTGCAGATTTGAAAGCGGTTGGCATGGTTTGATCTGACATGGTTCGATTCCATGTGCTGCTATTCGAGGTTAATATTTACGCAAAATTATGTGTGAGTATGATAAAAACATTGTGGAATATTTATATCAAACAAAAAACACGGAATCTCACGAGGATTCCGATTTTTGCTATGATTGGGGGCGTAAGAATGTGTGATTTTTGTCGGAATAAAAAGAAAATCATTGATGGTAAAGGAAATTTAGTCCTTTTTGGAGCTGAAAATAACATGATGTTCGACAATAGCGATGGGAAAAAGATTGCAGGAGTCGTAAAAATTAATTTTTGCCCTATCTGCGGAAGAAAGTTGGTGTGATATGTGTGAATTTTGCGAGAAAAAATTTCCTATCATAACACATTATGGCAAATTTAAGATTGATAAGTTGTCAAATAAGCCTGTAATTACATGCGACTTGAATAAATGTCCGCCCTTTGCGGTGTGTAGCAGTAAAGATATGAATGTTGAAATGGTAATGGAAATAGCTTATTGCCCTATTTGCGGTAGAAAGGTGGTGTAGCGGTGAATCTTGCAGAAGCAAAGAAAAAGTATTATCCAAAATACAAATATGCACTTGTTAATGCCAAAAGCAACAGACCACATTCACTTTATGTTGATAGAAAAACAGCCGAAGAAGAAAGATGCGATTTATGGAAATGTTATGGTGCGGTGCTAATTGTTATTGATTTGTCAGGTGTGGAGAAATGAACGAAACTATTTTATATATTTCAAAATCGGAACAGGATATACGAAGTTTTCTAAAATATCTTCAATCAAAGCTAAAAGCAGAACAAAAGGAATGTACCCTAGATGAAAAACACAATATTTTAAAAGTACCAAAATATTACGATATTGTCGGAAAGAGCATTTACGGCAACATGCTTGGCGTAGGCTATGGATATTGCAAATATTATTGCTTTTCAGAAGCGTATAACAAAGATAAATACAGCGATGCAGAAAATTAAAGACTTAAAGAAATTCTTATGCACACAAGAGAGGGTGCGGAGAGAATATCAGGACTTGATATTTTATGTATGCTAGGGTTGGTTTGAAAGTTGGTGGAAGAATGAAACATCAAAAAGAATGGTACACTTGCGACAGGTGCGGTGCTGAAATAGAAAAGCCTAAAATATGGTATGACCGAATGTTCCCTTATCTAAGAACCGTAAATTTAAAAAGACCTATGTGTTTCAAAGAAATATCTGCAGAAATTGAACAAGGGAGAATAGAGCCGGTTATAAGCAGAGACGGTATAGACAGTATTATATTGGACGAATACTATTGCACAAAGACAAAGCAAATTGACTTATGCCCTAAGTGCAGGAAAGATTTTGAGGAGTTTATGAGAAATGATTGTTAATATGGGAACCAAAACCTATGAAATGAGCCGCAAGCAGGCAAAGGCTATCATTGGAACGGCTAAGAAACTTGCAAATTGCAACATATACGGCATTGAAAAAGGAAACATAGTGATTATGCTGAATGAAAAGTATGAGGACGATATGAGCCTTAAGAAAGCTGTGGAGGAGTATAAAAAGAAAGGGTTCAAGGTGCATTGAAAATGAAAATAATCAAAGAAGGCAGCCTTAGGTACGAAAGAAAACCTTTAAAGTTTGAGTGTAAGAATTGCAAAACCGTTTTTGAAGCGGAAAAGACTGAATATGAATATTGTGGAGATCAAAGGGAAGGCGATAACTACAAGTGTGAATGCCCATTGTGCCACAAAATGGTATATTACAATTAAAAGACAACCGGCTAACAAATGGAGTTAGTCGCTACCCTAAAACAGTTATAGGCAGAGGTCAAGGCACTTCTGCTTTTGCGGAGGTGCTTTTTATTTGGCTTCAAAGCAGTTAATCAATGCGGTAAATGGATATGAAAATTACATACAGAGAAAAGGCGTTGATGAACAGGTAATAGATGCCCTTTTGAAAGCGTGCAATGTGGCAATTCGGACGGAAAAAGACGTTGACTACGGATTGACTATAACCGAAAGAACAAAGGATTTAATCAACGAATATACGCAGAAAAACGCGGGTGGTAGCATATGGGAACTTGAACGATATGCGCAGAATCACGACATTAAAGGCGGATACAAACTTGTGGATCAGTTCTATGAAGTCTTGCGGTTAGAGAGCTTTTATCGCTTCGAGAGCTTCATCTACTTTATGGAGCGCAAAAGAAATTGGAGTAAACGGTTTTATTATCCGCGCCGCAAGACGCTGAATATAGTCGCTCAAGATCTTGAAGATTTGGAAAACCGGAAGATTAAATTTTACGGATTGTCAATGCCATCGCGTGTCGGTAAATCGACTATCTGTATTTTCTTCCTTGCGTGGGTGGCTTTGCGCAGACCGAACAGCCATAGTGCTATGGGTGGTCACTCCGGTATTTTGGCAAAAGGATTTTACAAAGAACTGATGAATCTTTTTACCACGGAAGAATATACATTTGCGGAACTTTTTGCTTATTGGCATCCGGAATATGCAAACGCAACACTTCCGACAGACAAGAGCGCGGACGAATTTACGATTACGCTTGGAGATCCGGACAGATTTGCAACCGTAACGTGCCGTGGTATTGACGGAACGTGGACAGGAGCAGTCGATGTTTCAAAAGACGGATATTTGTATGTCGATGACTTGGTTCGTGATCGTGAGCACTCATTAAGTCCTACTCGAATGGAAAACACATACCAAGAGTACCTAAACAAGATGGTTGACCGTAAAAATGACGGTGCAAGGGAATTGATGGTTGGTACCCTTTGGAATGTTTTAGATCCATTGGAGCGAATGAGAAAGCAATATGAGCATGATCCACAATACCGATTTCGCAAGATCCCGGCACTTAATGAAAATGACGAAAGCAATTTTGCGTATGAAATCAACGGATTTTCCACGGAATACTATCGGGATATGCGCGATAAGCTTGACAATGCCGAATGGATGGCTAAGTTTATGCAGCAACCATATGTCCGCGAGGGATTGCTTTATACCGATTTAAGATTATTTAACGGAATACTTCCGGATGGAGATTTTCGGCGCATCGGAGTTGTGGATGTCGCCTGGGGCGGCGGCGATAGCTTGTCAATGCCGATAGGGGCAGAATATGAAAACGGTGATGTCTATATTTACGATTGGGTATTCAACAAAGGCACGAAAGAGGTAACAATCCCTCTTGTTGTTGGACGAATTATCGGGAATGAGATTCGGCAGACAAGATTTGAGGGAAATACCGGAGGAGATCTGTATTGCCAATATGTAGATGAAAAGTTGCAGGAACAGGACTATAAATGCTCATGCACAAGTAGAAAAGCACCAAATAAGGTTGAAAAGTTATCGAAGATCATAGCATATTCCGGGGATGTTAAGAGAAAATTCATATTTCTTGATACGCACCGACCGACGCAGGAACAAATGAAGAAAGATTCAGATCTTGGAGTAACAAGATATTACAGAAATGACGAATATCAAGCGGCGATGGATGAACTTTCTATGTTTGTAAGTATTGGCGGTAATGAACACGACGATGCCGCAGACGGTTTAACCCAGCTTGAAATGTTTATAGAGAACCCAAACAATACCGCAAAGGTAGAAGCGGCAGTAAACCCATTTAGGAGGTATTAGGATATGACAACAGACAAATATCTTTCACAGATAAGTAGAATCGACCATGCGATTGCAAATAAGCTGGAAGAAATCAAAAGGCTATCCGATATGGCAACATCTATATCCATATCCCCGAAAGAGGTGGATGTGCAATCATCCGGCAACCTCGACAAAATGGGGAGCGCGGTATCAAAGATTGTTGATCTGCAGAATGAAATCCAGACGCTTGTAGATGAATTGGTTGATAAAAGACGGATTATCATATCGCAAATTGACAGTATGGATAATACAGATGTATATATCGTGCTTTCATCGCATTATGTCAATGGGAAAGATTGGAACTTGATTTCCGTTGAGATGAAATATTCCTACAGGAACATTATGAAACTTAGAAAAAGAGCATTGCAGGAGTTTGAAAGACGTTATGGACAGCTTTACTCTGAAAAGAGTGCATAAAAGTACACAATAGTTCACACTCTTTCACAACATTTCCTAAAACTTGCATGGTATACTAAAAGAGTAGAAAAAACAAAATCCTACAACCCCAAAAGCATATAACCCGTAAAAAGCACTGTCAGAAATGGCGGTGTTTTTTATTTACAAGAAAGAGGTTGCTATGAAAAAAGTAACTATATATTGCCCGGATTGTGGAAGAATTGCCGGACATTATGATGGGATATCTACGATAGATCATCCGTGTAAATGTAAAAAATGCAATCATATTGTGATTTATCGCGTGGCAACAGGCAAAATTGAAACAAAGCCAATACCAAAACGCGCTTGCAGTAGTGGAGTTTTATTTATATGAATACACAGTATTTTCATGACCTTGTAAAAGGCAGATATGGAAGAAAAATTGCATATGCTAACGTAGAACAGATTACGGCAGACAATATCGTAAATGTTATCGGAAACTGCATTGGTGCATTTTATTTCAACAAGACGGTCATTCGGTATCTGTGGAACTACTACAAGGGCGATCAGCCTGTATTGTACCGAACAAAGGTACAGAATGCGGATATAACCAATAAGGTATCTGAAAACCATGCCTATGAGATTGTTCAATTCAAGGTTGGTCAGACTTACGGTGAGCCAATTCAGCTTATCAGTAGGAAAGACGATGACCGTATAAACAATGCGGTTGATGAATTTAACGATTATCTGACCGATGCTAATAAGCAAGAAAAGGACATTAAGGCAGGAGAGTGGCAATCAGCAACCGGAACTTCATTTAAAGCGGTACAGATTACAAATGGAGATATACCATTTAGAATTGTCGCACCAACACCAATGAATACATTTGTTATTTATAACCAATCCACAGAAGAACCACTTTTAGCAATCCAAGAGCTTAAGGATGCCGATGGACAGATGTATAAACTCTGCTACACGGACTCTCACGAGTGCAAAATAGTGAACGGAGAGGTTCGAGATTGGAAACTGCATGGCTTTGGCGGAATCCCGATTGTTGAGTTTCCGAACAACCATGAGCGCATTTCTGATATTGAGCTTGTAATCGGACTATTGGATGCAATCAATACAATGCAGTCAAACCGAATGGATGGCGTTGAGCAGTTTGTTCAGTTTTGGATAAAGTTTGTAAATTGCGACATTGACCCGGAAACCTTTGAAAAAATGAAGATTTCCCATGCGCTGACCGTAAAATCCAACAATGAGCAGAATAAATCAGATGTTGACATTATGACACAAGAGCTGAACCAGACAGAGTGCCAGGTTGCAAAGGATGATTTGTGGGATAATGCACAGTCCATTCTTGCCATACCAAATAAGAACAACAATAATTCCGGTGGAGATACACAGGGGGCCGTTGAGCTTAGAAACGGATGGGACTTCTCAAAGTCGAGAGCCAAACTGAAAGACCCAATTGTAAAGTCGGCTGAAAAAAGACTTGCGAAAGTTGTTTTGAATGTAATTCGTATACAGGATCACGATTTGGGATTGAGTTTGCGCGACTTTGATGTTCAGATTAACCATAGCCCGCAAGACAATATGTACACAAAGTCACAGACATTATATCAACTTTTACAAGCTGGTATTCATCCACTTGTAGCAATTAAGTCTGTTGGACTTTGGGGAGATGCGGAAAAGACATTCCTGTTGTCAAAGCCATACTTGGATAATCTGTGGAAAACGATTGATGATGTGGAAGCGCAAGAACAGAAAGCACAAGAATTGATAAATAAAATGAATACAGATGGCACACAGAGCCAGACAAACAAAGATAAGACGGTCACCGAGTAATCGGTGGCTGTTTTTATTTTATAAAAATTCGCAAAGTTGTGAGCGTAAAAATCAACAATGTCGTTCGGTGTCGTTGCACCGTATAAAAATTCGTATGACATATCGGAGGTAATGAATGAAGAGAGAAGATCTGATTGCTATGGGATTAAGTGAGGAAAACGCGGACAAGATCATGGCAGATTACGGAAGTTCCGTACAGAAAGCCAAAGCAAAGGTTGACGAGTACAAGGCAAAGGCTGACAAAGCTGAAGAGTTGCAGAAGCAACTCGATGATATCGAACAGGGAAAGCTCACGGAAGTCGAGCAGGCAAATAAGAACCTTGAAAAAGCCAATGCGAGAATCGCGGAACTTGAAAAAGCGCAGGCAATAGCCACGCAGAGAGCCAATGCCGCATCTAAATTTAATGTTACCGCAGAGCAGGCAACACAAATCGTAAAAGACGATGGCAGTTTTGATTATGACGTTCTTGGAAAGATTATCTCTGAAAAAGAGACCGCCGCAGCACAAGCCAAGGAGCAGGAGATTGCAAAAGGCAGTACGAATCCGGGCGGTGGCGCGGCTGGCGGTAATAAAGCCGGTGCAGATAATAAGACAAATGCTGAAAAGATAGCAGAAAGCCTTATATCTAATGCACCTAAGAGCAATGACGTTTTATCACATTACATTCAACAATAACAGGAGGTAAAAAATGGCAAAGGAAATGAATATGCAGTATGAAAAAACTTTATACGCAGGAGATGTTCAGATTTTAAAGAGAGAGCCTAATGAAGCAATCCCATTAACACTTGATTTTGATGGCGTAACAACTAAAAACGCACAGGGCAAGAGGATTGTCAAAGCAGGTACTCCAATCGGAGCAAATGGCAAGGCTGACAATACAGCTACAGTAGTGGGCATTTTGAGATTTGATGTAACAGAGGACAGACCACAAGGAGTACTGCTCAAGAAAGCATACCTTAACACGAAAGTAGCAGAAGCAAATTCCGGCGTTACATATGACGCAGCAGTTAAAACAGCTCTTCCAATGATTGTATTTGAATAATAACAGGAGGTAAATAGATGTTAATTAATGAAGTATTAGACAGTAAGTCTATTGCATTATCGGCAACAGAAAACGCTAGTAATCAGATACCTTATCTTGGTTTACAGTGGTTTCCAGAAAGAAAGAAGCAGGGACTTGATTTAAGTTGGATTAAGACACACAAGGGTTTGCCGGTTTCACTTGCGCCATCTAATTTTGACACAATCCCAACTCTTAGAGCTAGAGGCGGATTAAGTAAGGAAAAAACACAGATGGCATTTTTCCGCGAGGGAATGACAGTTGGTGAAGAGGAAATGATTGAAATCGAGCGTATTCAATCAGAAGACGACCCTTACCTTGCAAGTGCTTTATCAAGCGTATATGACGATACTAACAACCTTGTAAGCGGTGCAGAAGTTGTACCGGAGCGTATGAGAATGTCACTTCTTTCTACAAATGCAGGTCATCCGGTAATTGCTATTGTAAGTGATGGCGTTCAGTACGCTTATGATTACGATAAGGATGGCTCATACGCAAAAGACCATTACGCAAAGTTATCCGGCACAAGCATGTGGAGCGATACAGCTAATTCAAAGCCACTTACAGACCTTAACAATGCAAGAAAGAAGTTACAGAAGCAGGGTAAGATTGCTAGATACGCACTTATGAACAGCAATACATTCCAATATCTGCTTGACAATGCACAAATAAGAAACTCAATTCTTGCACAGAACCTTACAGCAACTATTGAGGTTGACGATGATACTGTTATTTCGGTGGTACAGAAGAGGGCGAAGCTCACTATCGTACTTTACGATAAGATGTACATTGATGATGATGGCAAAGAACAGTACTTCTACCCGGATAACAAGGTTACACTTCTTCCAGAAGGCAGCCTTGGCAGCACTTGGTTTGGCACTACACCGGAAGAAAGAACTGCAAGACAGGTAGCTGATGTTGATGTAACAACATATGGTGTAGGTATTACAGTCGCTACAAAGACAGAGTATGGACCACCTATGAAGATGTCAACATTCGCATCCGAGGTTGTACTTCCATCATACGAGAATATGGATAGCACATTCGTATATGAGGTTCATAGCGAAGAGTAGGGGGTGCAACTATGAAATATCCATATATAGTGATTCATAATGGTAAATGGTATAACGCAGGAGAAGAGGTGCCGGAGAATAATTCTCCGGCACCTTCCGTTGGGTATACAAAGACCGAAATCAACAGAATGAGTACCGCAGACTTGCAAAAACTTGCCGCAGAGCATGGAATTGAAAACGCACAAGCGACAAGTGGTGCGGAACTGAAAGAAATTCTGATTGCAAAGTTTAATCTGTAGGAGATCGCTTATGTCATACACACTTGTCGAACAAGTAAAAATTCGTTTAAAACAATTTCATATAGAAGAGGTAGAGGACGAAACAACCGGGGAGAAGTCCGATAAAGTTGTGTTTGATGAAAAAGAATGTAACCCTTTGATTGAACAGCTTTTAGAGCAGGCAAGAAAAGAGATTATCAGCAGACGGAACTATCCGGACACATACACGCAAGACCAGATTGACAGTGATGTTAAGAACTATGAAAACATTATGGTCAATTTGGCAGTGTACGACCGGTCGCAGGCAGGAGAAGCATACATGGCAAGTTTCTCAGAAAACGGTGTGAGCCGGACATGGAAAGACCGTGAAAGCCTTTTTGTCGGAGTGTTTCCGTTTGTAAAAGCAATGTAATTAAAGAAGATTGAGCGTGACCATTATGGTTGCAGGCGGCGCACATTAAGCGGTGGTGGGCAGTGCGTCAAAAGGAGATTCAAATGAAAAGTATTTTGATTCAAACTTATCTTGTGGCACTTCCGATAGTGCTTGGATATATAGTTTGGCTTCTTAAACAACAAAAGAAAAGCAGGGATGCGAACAGCAAAGGAACAATGCTTCTTTTGCGCGTCCAGCTTATCGAATACCATGCAAAATACACCAAACTTGGAGAAATACCGTCATATGCCTATCAGAATTTTTGTGAGATGTATGATGCGTACCATGCGTTAGGTGGAAATGGTATGATAACGAAAATGAAACATGAGATTGAAGAAATCCATATAGGAAAAGGAGATAAAAACCATGAGGAATTGGAAGGATTGGACTAAGAAAGCCGGAATCCGAGCAATCAAGACTGTTGCGCAGGCGGCGATTGCCGGAATTGGAACGGCGGCATTTATGGGTGCGGTGGATTGGAAATATGTTCTTTCTGCATCAGTCCTTGCCGGAGTGTTATCACTTCTGACGAGTGTTGCCGGAATCCCGGAGGAAAACATCAATGCTTGACATTAACAAGCAGGAAATGAAGTATTCTCAATCCGGTCAGAGGGTATTCATTCCACAAACTGACGAAAATGGAGATATTGTCTATGAAGGGTACAAGGATTCCGATGGGAACTTTGTACCTTATTTAGATTCCGAAGGCAACAAGATTCCAAAAGGTGAGGAAGTTGAAGGGTTTTCAGAACCTACGACATTCCGAGCAAATATCAGCAATAAGTTGTCAGAAGCCCTTGTGAAAGAATTTGGAATTGATGATAGCACATCATACTGTCAGCTTGTCACGGATAAAGGATATTTGCCACTGAAAGCCGGTGATGTGGTGTGGAAACGTTCGGAAGTCAAACGCACTGATGATGGACTTGTGGATTCAGAAACCGCAGATTACATCGTAAAAGGCGTTGCTGATGAAGGACTGACCACGGATTTGTTTCTTCTTCGGAAGAATATTAAGTAGGTGATTGCATGGAGGGAGATTGAAATGTGTATGACTGTAATGGGAGAAGACGGAAAATTGCATCGTTATGGTGGAAACGAGGTAGAACTTGTTGGAAAAATTGGAGATAAGAAAGACATTCCGATAACCCACGAAGAGATTGTGAAATCAGTTTCAGAAGGAGTAAGAGAAGCAGTAGAAAATGCTATGAAGGTATCAGGATATGGCAAAACCTATTTCAATGACACTATCCACTAAGTCCATACAAGACGCTATAAAGAAATTAGAACAGTACCGCGATAGTTTACAGGCTAAATGCGATTTACTTGTTTCTAGGCTTGCACAGGAAGGTCAGACGGTGGCAATAAAACAAATATCGAAATCTCCAATAGGGAACACGATAACGGTAAGGGTAGATAAAGCACCACAGTTAATGACCTCAAACGCGATTCTGATTGCAACCGGAAAAACGGTAACATCAGAAGATAGAGAACCGTTCTATACTTTGTTGGCGGTAGAGTTTGGAGCCGGTATTTTTTATAACTCCAAAGAGAACCCAAAAACACCGGAACTCGGATTCGGTGTCGGAACGTATCCGGGGCAAATACACGCTTTTGAAGATGGTTGGTACTATTGGGACGATAAGACCGAAACATGGCGTTATACCCACGGTATCAAAGCCACAATGCCTATGTACAATGCGGAACAACAGATTATTCAACAGTATGTAAAGATTGCAAGGGAGGTATTCGGTGGAAAATGAGTTAAATAGTTGGGCACTTGATTTTGAAGATACCGTTTACCGATTGCTGAAAGTTTACATGGAAAGCAAAGAAATCGGAATCAAGGTAACGCAGGACGAGGAATCGAACGGAACACCTGTTTTTCCAACACTTCTTATACAACAGATTGGATTTACAGAAGCCGGGAGAGATACAGAGTCTTATTTTATTAACGCAATTCGCCCAACATTTCAAATTACAATAACAAATAAAGGAAGAAGGGAAAAGATTAAGGACATTGCAGAGTATGCAGTGTCCTTTTTTAAATCAAAAAATTTTGATGTTTCAAATGCTGTGTTCACGATTTCCAAGCAAGTGCGCACGGCAACTTTTCGCGTATCGCGAATTATTGGAGCGTATGAAAATTTAGCATAGCCGCGAGGCAGAAAGGAAGCAGAAAATCATGGCATCAACAAGTTATAAGTCGCGTGTGATTATTAAAGAGCACACAGCGGAACAAGCCGACTTTGCAGGGACTTACAACCTTTTACTTGCTGCAAAGTCTATTCCATCTCCGGCATCTCCACCAAACACGGTTGAGTCAACCACGATGGAAGACCCACAGCAGACATTTGAGAAAGGTATTAAGACAGCGGATTCCCGGGAAATCACCGGAAACCTTGCAAAAGAATATCTGGAAAACATCGAAAAGCTGGGAGATAAAAAGGTTGACATTATCCACCTGTACGGCACAGATGGAATCGGTGGCGTTGCAAAATACGCATACACCGGAACTGTTACCGCGACACCGAATGATGTAGGCGGTGTAGATGAAATCCTTGAAATGACCGCAACCGTTATCCCAAGTACGGCATCGGAACTCGTTACCGACAAGCTGAAAGTCGTTGATAACAACGATGGAACATTCACTGTAACAGTGGTGGGGTAAAAAGCCTATCGGACGAGCAATCGACCGCACCGGTAGGCGAGGATGAACGGTCGGTAGCAGAACTTGAAGCAATATAAAATAAGCAACAATGGGGCGGTGGCAACACTGCCCCTTGCCAATATAGGGCAGAAAGGCAAGGTAAAACATGAAAGTTAAATTAGGTGGAAAAGAATATACAATTCAGTTTGCAACAAGACCATCGTTAAAATCACATATCTTACAGGATATTATGAAGACACAGGACATGGAAGATATTTCCTCTATGGAAGATATTCTTCTTGAAACACTTCCTAAGACGCTTCTTGTAGGATTGCAGATGCATCACAATGAAGAATTTGGATATGATTACAAAACAAACGAAGGCTACGATGAGCAGCTTGAGAAGGTGTCCGACATTCTCTATGATGCAATTGATACAAACGAGATTAACTGCATGGATTTATTCGCTGATATGCAGGAGGAAATGATGACAAACGGTTTTTTAGCGCAGATGATGGAGTCGTTGGAGAGAGCGCGGGAGCAGGAACAGGAGAAGAAAAAGACCCCATCCAAAGCGAAAGCCAAGAATTAACATGGGAATATTACGTTGCGGAAATCCGTCCGTTTTACCTTGTGGTAACAAAAGGCTACGGATTTTCCGTTGATGATATAGATATGATGAATCCAGAGTTGCTTAAGCCTTATGTGGATGCGTATAAGGCAGAATGGAAGCAACGCGATATGGAAATGTATATGTGGTTCGGCAGATATGCAACGTCAGCACTTGTGACCGCAATAGACGCGACATTCGGTAAGGGTAATAGTAAGTACGTGAAAGAAACTTGCTATGATTCCATCGAAAAGCATAATACGGACGATCCCGATGCAGAGATACGAGAAATGCTTAAGGCAGAAGAAGCATGGGCGGCTAAATCAAGAGAATCACATTTACCAAAGCCAAAGATAGTTTAAGAAAAGAGGTATTGCCATGGCAGTAATTATCGGAAGTGCGCGGCATGATGAACACGGCAACTGCTATTCTGGTGGAAAAGCCGGAGACCAGACCGGACAGGAAGTGTCTACGCAGAAGTTTTACAACCATTCTAAGGGATGGAATGTGTTAAGAGCAAAGGATAATAAGGTTGCGGAGAAGTTAGCTGAAGCTATGAAGATTGCGTGTGGCAACAAAAACATCGGCTATGACCAATCGGAACGCTACGGAGTCATTAAACATGGCATTAGCGCAAAGGTTAAGACGGAATGCGATTGTTCTTCTCTTGTACGCGCTTGTATTATCCATGCATTCGGGAAGGATGTAGGAGATTTCAATACTGCAAACGAAAGAATCATTCTTTTGAAATCCGGCTTGTTTACCGATGCTGGTTCTTACCGAATCGGAGAACTGCTTTACAACGGGGACATTCTTGTGACGCGTACAAAAGGTCACACTGCAATCGTTGTAAGTGGAGCAAAGAAAAATGCAAGCAAGTATTATTCGATGTATACCGGAAAATCTGGATCAATCGTTGAAGCATTAAAAGCGGTTGGGGAAGATGATGTGTCAAAAGAACATCGCGCGGAAATCGCAAAAAAGAACGGATTTTCCAATTTTAAGTTTACATCAGAGGAAAATTCAAAAATGATTTCTCTTCTGAAAAAGGGAAAACTGAAAAAGTAATTCAAGGGCGGTAGGGGTCAAATCCTACCGCCCTTTTAACCGGCTATCAATGTGGAAGATAGCCGCTAACCTAAAAAAGTTATAGGAAGTTGGTGGATAAATGGAATTAGAGTCTCTTGAAATAAAAATCCAAGCACAGGCACAACAGGCAAGCGGTCGGATAGATGCGCTTGTGACAAGACTTGGGAGATTATCTTCCGCGCTTTCTGGACTTAGTACCGGGAATCTGAATAGTCTTTCCACAGGGGTAAACCGACTTGCAGGGGCAATGACGGCAATGCGTGGAATTGACACACGGACTTTTTCCGCAGTCGCAAGAAACGTAAGCAAATTAGGCTCCATCAACAGCAAACAGATTAATGCCGCGGCTGGTTCTATGCGTCAGATTTCCAATGCATTAAAAGGGATTTCTGGAATGTCAGCATCTGTTAAGGGTCTGACCGAACTTGCATCTGCAATCAAACAGCTTGGCTATACAAGCTCAACAAAGGCAATTGAAAATATCCCGAAACTTGCTACGGCAATGAGACAGCTTATGTCCGAACTGTCGAAAGCCCCTAGTGTAAGCCGGAATATTATTGACATGACAAATGCATTGGCAAAATTATCGCGTACCGGTGGAGCGGCAGGAACAGCGGCAAAAAGCATCACAAGCTCATTTAACGGATTTAGTTCCAGTGCTTCTGCGGTTACCAAGAAGTCGTTCTCCCTTGCGTCTGCAATCGGAAAAGTGTATGCAACGTATTGGGCTTTATTTCGCGGATTTAGGCTACTTGGAGACGCCATTGACATATCATCCTCACTGACAGAGGTTGAGAACGTTGTAAGGCAGACATTCGGGCAGTATGAAAGCCTAATTAACAATTTCGCAAAAACATCCATTGAAAAATTTGGCATGTCTGAACTGTCTGCAAAGCAGTTCGCAAGTCGTTTCCAAGCTATGGGAACTGCCCTTGATATTCCGCAAGGGCAAATGGCAAAAATGTCTATCCGGTTGACAGAATTAGCCGGAGATATGGCTTCATTCTATGATGTGAGTCAAGAAGATATTGCCAAGAGTCTGCAATCTGTATTTTCCGGTACTACGGCACCTATGCGGCGTTATGGTATCGACTTGACGCAGGCAACATTAAAGGAATGGGCGTTAAAGCAAGGACTTGATGCGAACATTTCATCAATGACACAGGCTCAAAAAGCCATGTTGCGTTATCAGTATGTGCTTGCGCATACAACCAATATCACCGGGGACTTTGCACGTACAGCAGATACGTGGCATAACCAGATAACCATGCTTAGAGAGAACTTCAAAGCACTTGGAGCGGTTGTTGGTGGTGGTTTAATCAATGCATTTAAGCCATTTATCAAGGTACTTAATGCAGTTCTGCAGAAGGTGATTTCTTTTGCGGAAATGGTAACAAATGCTTTAGGTTCAATCTTTGGATGGAGGTATGAAGCAAGCAAAGGGGCGGGAATCAGCGGTCTTGCTGATGATATTGGAAGCGCATCTGACGGCATGGACGATTTAAGTAATGCCGCAGGAAGCGCAGGGAAAAACACGGGTGGTATCGCAAAAAATGCCAAGAAAGCAAAAAAGGAAATCCAACAGGCAACTCGTGCATTTGATGAATTAAAGGTTATTTCAAAGCAGAGTAAAGATAATACTTCCGGTTCTGGAAGTGGTGGAAGTGGTGGCGGTTCTGGTTCCGGTGGTTCTGGTGGTGGGGATACCGGAAAACTAGTTCAGACCGACACGATTTTTAAGAAATTCAAAAGCGACATCAAAGACCTTGAAGGACTTGGAAAAGCAATATCCGGTTCCCTTATCAATGCAATGCGAGGTATCGAGTGGGATGAAGTATACGCCAAAGCATCCGGCTTCGGTAGTGGACTTGCAAAATTCCTTAATGGGCTATTTGAGGGTCAGAAAGGTACAACGCTTTTCGGAGAAACCGGAAAACTGATTGCAAATTCATTAAACACGGTGCTTCATGGATTGGATTCGTTTGGAACGACATTTAATTGGAAGCAATTTGGAAATTCAATCGCAGACGGAATAAACAAGTTTTTCCAAAACTTTGACTTTGCATTATTGGCTCAAACACTTAATTCATGGGCGCAAGGCGCGTTTGATGCAGTTACGACAGCATTAAGTAAAATTTCCTGGAAAGATGTTTGGAAAGGCGTCAAGGAGTTTTTAAGCAACTTAGACGTAAAAACAGTTGCAATTATCATCGGTGCGTTGACTATTAAGAAAATTTTAGGACTACATTTAGCAAAAGCCGCACTTGATATAATCGGAACTTCCATTTCAAAAGCAATAGCTGGTTCACTTGCATCAAGGCTTGGCGTTGAAATTGCGGCAAATGAGGGAATCTCGGCAGTATTGTCTACCGCTTTGTCAAAAAAAATAGGTGGGGCGTTTGCTACACTTGGAACAACTGTTTCAGCTGGTGTCAAAGCTTTATTCGGTAGCGGTGCGGCAGAGAGCGCACTTTCTTTTATCAGCCCGGTAGCAAAAGCTATAACCGGGATTGGCTCTGTTGCGATTGGCGCATTTACTGCAATATCAAACTTTGTGACCATGTTAAAGAACGGATTCAGTTGGCTTAATGAAGCACTTATGCTTGTCGGAGTTACGATTACGGCAGTCGGAGCGGTTATTTTAGGGGTAGCGGCAGCACCGGCAGCGATTACCGCAGGAATAGTAGCCGCTGTTGCAACGGCAACTGTAGTAGTCAAGGATCATTGGAAAGAAATAAAAGAAATTTTCTCAAAAGCCGGAGATTGGTTTAATACTAATGTGATTAAGCCAATAAGCGGTTTTTTTAAGGGATTATGGGAATCTGTTTCCGGTTTTTTCTCTTCTTTATGGAAAGATATATCCGGTGTATGGAAAACAGTTTCTGGATGGTTCAATACTAATGTTATAACTCCTATTGTTTCATTTTTCCAAGGATTTTCGAAAAGAGTTGGTCAAATCTTTGAAGGATTGTGGATCATTGTCAAGGCTGTATGGATTGTTGTTTCTGATTGGTTTAAATCAAAGGTAATAGAGCCAATAAAGAAGAATTTTGAATTATTGAAATCGGCAGTATCAACTGCATTCAAGGTTCTATGGACAACTGTAAAATCGGTATGGGCGGTGGTTTCCGGTTGGTTTAAGGAGCATGTTACAACACCTATCAAGAATGCTTTTAGCTCAGCAAAAGAATCTATTCAGAAAGCTTTTAGCGCGGCAAAGACAGCGGTAACCGGGGCGTGGAATAGTGTTTCTAGTTGGTTTAAAGAACATGTAACCACCCCGATAAAAAATGCTTTCTCGAAGATGAAAGAAAGTGTAGCTGAAATATTCAGCAAATTATGGAATAGCGTGAAAAGTGGTGTTGCCGGGGCAATGAACACCGTAATTTCAAGAATTGAAACAGCAATAAATTCATTGATCGGTGGAGTGAATACCGTTTTGAGAGGGTTCAACAGTGTTGTTTCTGCGGCGGCTAAAGTAGCAAAGGTAAAGTGGAGCGGAGTCGATCTTGTGCCGAAAGTGAGCCTACCTAAAGTAAAGGCTTATGCAACGGGCGGTTTTATGGATAAATATAGCATAGCAACAGTTGGAGAAAATGGACTTCCGGAAATTATGGGAACAGTCGGAGGTAAGCCAGCGGTCGCAGGAAGCCAAGAAATTACCGGAATCAAAGATGCTATCAATTCAACATCTGCGCAAGAGGTTTCCTTACTGCGACAACAAAATCAGTTATTACAAGCTATTTTACAGAAAAATTTCGGAATTACTACAAACGACATAGGAAAAGCTGCAAGGGATTATGGTAGAGAACATTACAATCGAACCGGAGACAATGTATATGTTTTTTAGTGACTTCTATAATAGAACGTGATATAATTCTAAATAAATCATATCACAAGAAAGGAGTCATTATGAGAAACACAAAAAAATTATTAGTAGCGATTGGGTTGGCATTTGCCGTTTTGGTTTCGGCTATGCCAATCCAAAATGCAGATGGGAAACAGATTGTTGCGCAGGCGGCAACTATCAAATTAAGCAGAAAGACTATTAATCTGAAGGTTGGAGAAACGGCAAATCTAAAGGTTAGCGGGACAAAGAAAAAGGTCAAGTGGAGTAGTGGAAATAAGTATGTTGTTTCCGTAACTAAGAAAGGCAAAGTTTTAGCGGTTGGAGAAGGAACTGCATATGTAAAGGCGAAAATAGGAAAGAAAAGTCTTTCGTGTAAAGTTACCGTTGTTTCTTCTTTTAATGCAAGCCAAGCAAAGAAAAATATTTCTATAGAATACCAAGACACAGGATGCGGCGTTGTTGTTATATTAAAGAATAATAACAAAATGACTGTTAATTTGGACGCAAAACTTGTATACTACAAAAACGGTAAAATGCTGGATAGCAAGAGCGACAGCAATTGTGCGTTTGAATCTGGAAGAGAATGTGCTTTGTATTTCAGCGCCCCTACAGATTCAGATTATAATGATGTTGCATATGATGACTATAAAATGTCCATAAGCGTTGATGAAGCAACAAACACAGTGTGCGATGCTAAAGGGATAGAGATTAAATCAAATATTGGGGCTGATAATGTTACTGTTGACGCAATCAACAAATCCGGAAAAGATTTTTCTTTTGTTATAGTTTCGTGTGTAATGTATGATGCGTTTGGAAATGCAATAGGATATGATTATAATTATGCAGAATGCAAAAACAAAGGAGACACCGATTATTTCTCGTTTGATTTTCCGTTCGATTCAAATTATGACACTATTTACCCTAGTAGTTATAAAATATATGTAAATTCTGCTTATACATATACTTGGTTGCAGTAAAGATTAAAAATGAATGACACTTAAGCCGTGGAAACACGGCTTATTTTAATTCCAAAATCGGATTGACACAAAATCAAAAATAGTCTATCCTTATTACTAAGGAAACAACCTTATCCGTGAAGATGCGGATTACTTACTCGAACGCCATACTGTACGAAAGAGGAAACCAATGTGATTTCACAAGCGGTTTCCTCTTTTTTATTCAGATAAAAATGTATGGAGGTAGACACGAATGAAAAAATCACAACTTATGCTTAAGATTCAAAACAGCATTGAGGTATTTGAGAATCCAATATTCGGACAGATCAGAATGGTCATGGTCGATGATGAACCATGGTTTGTTGGAAAGGATATATGCGAAGTATTTGGAGATACGAATTACAGAAGAAGCCTTTCAAATATTGATGATTCTGATAAGGGTGTGTCACAAATTGATACTCCCGGTGGAAAACAAAGAATGACGGTTGTTAATGAAAGCGGTTTGTATTCCTTGCTCTTTCAGATGCAACCACAGAAAGCAAAGGGTGTGTCACAAAACGACTCCCTTATAAACGAAAGAAAAGAAAAACTTCATAAGTTCAAACGTTGGGTAACATCCGAGGTTCTCCCTACAATCCGTAAAACAGGTGGGTATGTCAATAATGATGAATTATTTATTTCTACTTACCTACCATATGCAGATGAAAACACTAAACTGATATTTTCACAGACATTAAAAACTGTTAGAGAGCAGAACGAAACCATTAAAAGACAGCAGAAAGAAATCATCCATAAGGAAGATGTTATTATCGGACTCGTTGATGATATTGACTTGGCAACCAAGAGACAACGGATAACGCAGATTGTCCGTTTCGGTGCGGATGGAAAGTATCAAGAACGCTATTCGTTGCTTTATGGAGAATTTGAAAGGAAATATCACTGCAACCTTAAATCAAGGATGGAAGGGTGTGCACTCAAACCCAAAGTAAGAAACAAGATGGATTATATCGACAGGGAAATGGGAATGATTCCGCAGTTGTACGAAATCGCTTGCAAACTTTTTGAAAACGATGTAGAAAAGCTGAAATCTGAATGGGAATCAGTAGTAGCTTAAAATTTAATCAAATGGATAGCATCTACCAAACGGTAGGTGCTATTTTTATACCCATTTTTAGGAGGTAAACGATGGGATATGGCGGATATTTAGTAAAGTTTGGGAATTATACCATACCGAACAATTTAATAAAGCAGGACACGTTTAGTTCCTATGTAAACATGCAGGACAAAGACCCATGGACGGATGAAAACGGATATGAGCATCGTGATGCCGTGGAATTGAAAGCCTTAAAGGTTGAGTTTGAAACCAAAGCCATGCTGACCGAAAAGCAGTTTGATGATTTTTGGAAGAATATCGAAAAGAACTATACTAAGGCAAAGGAGCGCGGTGGATATATCACGGCATACGTGCCGGAGAAACGCGGATATGTGACACAGTACGGATATATCGCTGATATTCAGCCAACGTTCTATTCTGTGGCACATGGGAAGATAAAATATGACCCAATCAAATTTTCGTTTGTAGGTGGTGTATATGATAAATAGCAGTTTGAAAGAAAAGTATTGGGATTCCGCGACAGATAAGCAGATGGTCATATCTGTTGTTGGAACGAATCAGAAGATAGACAATTCGATGCTTGAAATCGGTACGTTTGCACTTGAAGAAAGCCTTTGTTCGGAATCTGAATTAAAGTTTGGAGCGTGCGAAGCGAATTGCGTAAAATTCACAGCGCGGAACACCGCAGGAAACATTATTGGAAAGACAATCTCTATCGAAGAAACAATCGACGGAGATAGCGAAAATCCGATGCCATACGGAGTTTTTAAGGTTGCATCCGATGTTCCTACGGCCGACCGAACGAAACGGCAGATTACGGCATATGACGCTATGTACGACATTATCAATACGGATGTAAAGTCTTGGTATGCAGGACTTAGCTTTCCAATGACACTTAGGCAGTTCCGCGATAGCTTTTTTGCGCATCTTGGAATTGCGCAAGTCGAAACGAGCCTTGTCAATGATTCCATGACGGTCAATAAGACGATTGTAGCCACACAGACGGACGATTCAAGCGCAGTCACAGAAGAGTCCGCTATCAGCGGAAAAACGGTTGTGACGGCAATCTGTGAGATTAACGGATGCTTTGGTAATATCAACCGGAATGGCAAGTTTGAGTATGTCTTTCTGAAAGCAATCACAAGCGCACTTTATCCGGCAGAAGATTTATTTCCGTCTGACAATTTATTTCCGTCTGATGCAAACACAGAGTCCATGACCGGACACTATATCACGTTTGATTATGAGGATTTCCAAAGCAAGGCAATCACACAGCTTGAAATCAAGACAAGTGAAGATAATGCCGGTGCTATTGTTGGAACTGCCGGAAACAACTATTCGATTACAGGAAACTTTCTTGTATCAGACAAGACCGGAGCAGAGTTGGAACGGATTGCAAATAACCTATTGCCGATTATGGCACAGGCGGCATACACACCGATTAAAAGTTGCACCTGTGTCGGAAATCCATGTCTGACACTTGGGGAACCAATCCGATTCAATACCACGAGAGAGATTGTTGAAACGTACATTCTGCAAAGAACCTTAACCGGAGTACAAAGCAAGAGAGATTCAATCTCGGCACAGGGCACGCAGACACACTCTGCAAAGGTTAATTCTATCAGAGATACGCTTGAAAGCGTGGAAAGACGTACCGGAAAGTTAGAAAGGAATGCAGACCATCTTCAATCCACGTATGAGGATTTAGAGGAACAGACAAATACCAAGTTTGAGCAGACCGCAAAAAGCATTGTCGCAGAAGTCAATCGTGCGCAAAAGGCAGAGGGTGCATTGGACGCATCCTTGGAATTGAAGTTAGGCAGAGACGAGAACGACCAAGTTATTTCTATGATCAATGCCAGCGCAGACCAGATTATGCTTCGTGGGAACAGGCTCATAGTCGAAAGCAACAACTTCAGACTTGATGGAGCTGGACGAGTAACAATAATCGATTCGCTAAACTTTAATTCGACAGCGCTCGGTGATGACCTTACAATTATTGGGCTTGACGGAAGAGGCAGACCCATGCTGCAAAACATACTCATTGACCTAGGCACTGTAACAGATTCAAACGAGGAAAACTTGGCAACTGAAAGTTATGTTGACAATTCGCTGAGCGACTACGCAACCAAAAGCGAATTGCCAAGTGGGTATTTTACAGATGTAGATTATACACTTAATGATAGCTCTACAACCAAGTATTCGCCCAGACACTTTAATAAAGTGTCTAATTTTGGCTCGAGGGAAAGTACCTTGGATATCGAGGGTCTTTTGATTTCTATTCCGAGTTCCGATAAAAGGCTGAAAAATAATATACAATCATTAAGGGATATTAAAAGCGTTTATATGGCAATGTGCCCGGTTGAATATACATGGAAACCCGGATACATCACGCAACACACAGGCTTACAGTTTGGTTTAATTGCGCAGGATTTAGAGAAGATTTTGCAGGATGCCGGATTGTCCGATAGCGGACTTGTACTAAAAGAAAATGCCGAAGAGGATGAAAAAGCAATTCACGGAGATTCAAAGACATGGAAAATTGACAAGGAAAATCTCCATGCAATGCACATACAGATGATCCAGATGCAGCAGAAAGAAATCGAACTTTTGCAGCAGAAAAACGAAGATCTGGAACGCAGATTATCAGCGTTAGAAAGGAGTGTGAACCATGCAGAAAATTTATAGCCGGACATACTGGGAGAATTTTCCAAGCGAGAAGACCGCAATTAATCAAAATAGGCTGAACAACATAGAGGGCGGCATTGATGCAATCGACGATCGTGTGTGCGCACTCGATACCACAAAAGTTGACTTGACCAAGGCTAACGAGCTTGTAAAGGAAATCCTTTGGGATGAATCCAACGGAACGCTGACGGTCGTTAAGATGAACGGTTCCAAGGCTGTTATTGATACCAAACTTGAAAAGCTGGCTGTCAACTTCAAATACGATCCGCAGACGCAACAGCTGATTATTACACTTGATGATGGCACCACTCAGAAAGTTGATTTGTCTGCGCTGATTACAGAATATGAATTTCTTGATTCCGATACGATCGCTTTTGAACTTACATCTGACGGAAAAGTCAAGGCGATAGTGAAAGAGGGAAGTATCCAAGAAAGGCATCTGCGTCCGGATTATCTTGCAGATATTAAAGTGGAATCTTCCAAGGCTGTAGCATCTGCCAAAAGTGCAGGAGAGTCCGAAACCAAGGCTGCAAAATCTGCCACAGATGCCAAGGACAGCGCAGACCGAGCGCAGGAAATCGAAAACGAGATTAACAAGAAACTCACAATGACAGAATTTGATGTGAATGAGGATGGGGAGTTGGTTTATACGGACAATTCGGCATATAACTTTGTCGTTGACAATGACGGAAATTTAAATTGGGAGGTGGCTTAGAATGGCTATAGCAGGAAGAGTGGCAATTGTGCCAAAGGATGTCTATGACGCATCCTTGCCTTACAAGCGGTTAGATGCAGTAATGCATAACAACACGCTTTACATTGCGAAAAAGAATGTTCCGGCAGGGAAAACACCGGGAGCAGATACGAAAGACTATTGGATGAGCGGACCATCTGCAGGAGCAAGCGCGCCAGCGACAACCACATCTAACGGTCTAATGTCCGCAACCGACAAAAAAGCAATTGAGGTTTTGAAAAAACCGCTGGCTACTTGCGCGACAGGTCGAGCTGCGGCGGCTAAAGTTGCAACATTGGCAAACTTTGTATTACAAGTCGGTACGAGCATTGCAGTTAAATTTACGGATACGGCGGGCACAGCAAATCCAACAACCGGGAACCTTACACTTAATGTAAATGGCACCGGGGCGAAAACCATAGGATATGTTCGAAACGGGAATAAGGCGGCTATTTCTTATGCAAGCGGAAATTTCTTCTATAATAATGCGACCCATATATTTACTTATGATGGTACATTTTGGTTGTGCATGGACTGGAACGCTGATAACAATACAACATATTCCAATTTTGTAAAATCAGGTGCTGGTGCGAAAGCCGGTCTAGTTCCTGCACCATCGACTACAGCAGGAACGAGTAAATATCTAAGAGAAGATGGCACATGGCAAACACCACCGGACACGAAAACAAGTGTAGTGAATAATCAGACAACCACGGTTGCCGGATATGCCCTGGATGCAAGGCAGGCGAACCCGAATATAGACGGCACGCTGGCGAAACAGTTAAGTGATTTAAACGGCAGTTTAAATAATATTAAAAGAGGTGGTTGGTTGAACTCTGGAACCGAAGCCTCTTTCAATATTACTGATAACACTAGTTATCTACTTTTTCTTAATTCTGCTGGTTTAGCATACATTTCAGTAATGAGTACGGTATATGATTTTCATAATACAATCGTAAAAAATGATTTTGGTAACGACGAGATCTCAATATTGTATGACCATAATACAAGGAATGTCACAGTAAAAAATAATTCGAGTTTAGTCGTCGATTTTAGATGTATTTAAAATCAATATTATTAAGAAATAATATTCCAAGCCCACCATTTTCCAGCATCTTTGACACGAACAGCTAATTTTCCATTGTACTGCGAAGCTATAGATACACCTATTTGAACCGCATAACTAGAACTTGATCCCTCAAATGGAATTGTTAAAAGTATCGTGTGGAAATTTGGAAACGGATTATTGGTAGAAGCATCATGATTGCTGTTATTTGGCATATGTGTAAGTCCAAAATCAGCGTTGTTCGCATCTTTTATTTCTTTAATCGCATAAAATACAGTATTTAAACTGCCGTTTAAATAAGTTTAGTAACCCATAAATTTACACATAGAAAGGAATAAAAATATGGACAAAATAATTTTGAAAAACAAAACAGAGTTCGAGATCGCCGAAGGAGCGAGTCTCGGCAATATTCAGATTCAGTCGAAAGATTTTGACGGAATCAAGACAATCACAGATGCCTTCTCGGAAGAGAACATCTCAAAGGTCACATTTACACACAATGATCAGACTTCCGGTGAGTATGAAGATTTGAAGAGCGAGGGATTTTCTTATATTCCTAATACGGACGATAGTGGCACAGAAGATGGTACATATACAGTAACCGTTAATCTGAGAACCAAGACGGAAATGGAAAAGGCAATTGATGAGCTTAAAGCAGGACACGAAGCAAACGCAGAAGCAATCGAAGAATTGGCAAGCATTACCGCAGAAAGTGAGGTGTAGGATATGGTTAAATTCTACGTGAGACGTATTCTTGTAGACAAGAAAATGACGATTGATGAAGTGCCGATGCGTTGGCGCGCAAAAGTGCAAGAAGAGATTGAGAAACAGCTTACCGCTTCTCTGCAATGACATTTTCTGTCGAAACTTGCGACCGAAAAATGTTGAAATCATGCGTATCGCAGTGATACTATGGACTTGTCCGAAAGGACACTTCAAGTTCTGGCATGGGTGGGGTTTGGCATGGCTCCGCCCATAATTGGGGATTGACTATGCCGAACACACGTTCTATAATATCTGTATCGCTACATAGGGCACATGATTGGGGGTTTTAGGTTGGGAAAAGAGTACTACAAAAATGAAATCATTAAACTTATTGAAAAATGCGAAAATTTGCATTGGTTAAAAACCATATATGCATACATAAGTAACTTATTAAAATAGGAAAAGAGCCAAGGGTCTGCGCATTGCCCTTGGCTCTTTTTTACTTTTTGTCTGAAATCATATCTACTAAATTTTCTAAGGCTGTCCAATCGCTTTCGCTTAATTTGCACAGTGCAGAAACAAGTCGATACTTAAAGTTTTCATCACCTAATCTTTGGATTTCTCCAAGCATTGCTGAAATCTGTTCGTCTTTTGATAACTCAACAAACATTTCTCCGTTTCCAGTGCGAAGCCAATCTTGATTGACATTAAATTTTTCACATATATCAAAAATTGTTCTTTCAGACGGTTTTTTTGTTCCTGTTTCAATTTGCGCTATAAAATTTCTCGAAAGACCAATTTTTGAGGAAAACTCTTCTTGTGTTAATCCTAATCGACTTCTTAATTCTTTGATTCTTTCATTCACTATTTGCCCTCCTTTCATATATACTATATAACAAAAATGTCCCCTAGTCAACAAAAAAGTATTGACAAAATGTTTCTTGGGGACTATACTTTGTTTACAAGGTCAACAAAACCTTAAAATTAAAGGAAAGAGGTGAGAACATGAAGAAAATGACGTTCAGACAAAAGCGCGACTTACTCGATAAGTTTGAGCCGTTCATTATTGGCGGAGTTCAATTCATAAGTGCATTGGCTGGAGCTGCTGTCGGAATAGCTATCTGCTACTTTTTCTAAATGATATGTAGCGGTTGCCGTGATTATGGCAACGACAAATGGGATAAGGATATTTCTCAAAAATGAAAGGAAAAAGTATTCTTTATAAAATCTTCCTTTTGGAGAAACTATAAAGCTAAAATTTGATCTATCCGCAGATGTACTTACTTTTGTTACATATCCTTTATCCTGCAAATCCAAAAACGCTTGATATACATCTTCTTCATCGAATTTACCTATTTCGGAAAGTTCGATTGAAAAATTTGTTTTAGATATTTTCTTTAATATTATTCTTTCAATTTTTAGAAGCATGTTAATTCCTCCGTTTTTGAAAATATTATATCACAGAAAGGAGTGAAAATATGGATAATTTAGTACACATTGGAAATGCAGATATTTCCATCAAAGAGTACAAAGGTAAAAGAGTGGTTACATTCAAGGACATTGACATAGTTCATGAAAGACCAGACGGAACAGCGAAAAGAAATTTTAATACGAACAAAGCACGCTTCGTTGAGGGAGAAGATTACTTCATTGTAAGCGCGGACGAAATTCGTACAAGCCGCATGTTTCCTATATCTGACAAGGATTTTATGAGCAAAGCACTCATTACCGAGCAGGGCTATCTGATGTTAGTAAAGTCATTCACGGATGATTTGGCATGGGAAGTGCAAAGAAAATTAGTTTCTTCTTATTTTAATGTACATCAAAGTGTTAACGATCAGTTATCTCCAGAATTGCAAGCATTGCAAGGACTTCTTAATCAGATGGTTCAAAAAGAACTTGCTGACAAGGAGAGAGATAGACAGATTGCCAAGGCACAGGACACAGCGCAGAAAGCCATTGAGACAACTGAACATATCAAAGAAGCAGTGAAGCCTGTATTTGATAATTGGAGAAATGAAATCAATGCCAAGTTTAACCGGATTCAGAGAAATGCAGATTGTCAATTCAATGTATTGAGGACTGAAATGTATTCAGAACTTGAACGCCGTGCCGGATGCGACTTGAATAGAAGAATCAGAAACAGGCGTGAGCGCATGGCAGAAAGCGGATGCACGAAAACAGAAATCAGCGCATTGAACAAAATGGACATTATTGAGGATGATAAGAAATTGCGTGAAATCTTTTCGAAAATCGTAGCAGAGTACGAAATCAGATATTGCGCATGAAAGGAAGTGGTTGTATGAGCGAAAAAGAAAAGCGCGTTGTTGAAAAACTTCGTGATGCCATTCCGAATATGACAGATTTTCAGAAAGGATATGTTCTTGGAATGGTTGAGAGTTCTGCTTCGAAACATAGTGAGCATGGCGAGGAAAACGAAACACATAATGGAAGGGAGAATTAAAATGAGCGATTTTGAATTTCAGAAAGTTAATTCAAGGGTAATTCGTAGCGGTGACAACTATTTGTCAAAGGTTGACTCTGCGGAAACTTTTTCAAGCATTTTCGTTGACGAGGAAACAACATATGGAGTCTCTGTAAGAGATGCACGGATACAGACAGGAGATTCGACTTACACACCTGCAATGGCTTTTACATATTCCATGGAAGATGGTTCTGTGCGTTTTATAGATGTTGTTGTATGTCCGTTACTCGGAACGTTTGTTTCTGACTGGTACTAAATTATAAAGTGGCAGAAAGGGGCATGAATGAAAAAAGTAATCCAATTCATCATAGGTGCGGTTGCAATGGAATATTCCTTAGTTGCCGCGTGTTATATGGATAGCGAGGGCACGGCCGGGAATATGGCGGCTATTAAATTTGTAGCCGGTGCAGTAATTGCGGCAATCATGTATTACTGGTCAGAGGTAGACCGGAAGAGAGCCGAACTTGACAAGCGAATTAAGAGAAAACGCAGAATGAGAGAGGATGCATGGTAGGCGTTGTGTATATAAGTGGCACGAGATGTTCCACGGAAGAAAAGCGTATGCTTGCTGAACTTTTGGCAGGGAAACGAAAGAAACAGAATGATAAAGAGAATTTTGAAAAGGTTCTTGATAGAGAAATGGGAAGGAGAAGCAATGGAGAACAAAATAACACTGATCGGTGATGTTGTATCAGCACCAAGGGAAAGCCATAAATCAAACGGTAAGATTTTTTATAAATTCTTCATCGGAGTCGAAAGAAGAAGCGGTGTTGCAGACATACTTCCGGTACTGTTCGACAAAGAAATCAGCGATACAGGCATTAGCGGAGCGGTATGTGTCAAGGGAAAGATAATTACTAGACGCGTGAGAACAGGCGCAGGGGAAGCCATTCTTATGTACGTTATGGCTGATACAATCACAAAGCCAGAGGATGATAGTCCTTTGAATGAAGTAAGTCTTGATGGAATTATTGAGGAAAAGCAACTTAGAGAAACACCACTTGGCCGTAAAATCTGTGATGTGAAACTCAAAACTTTAAGAGAAAACGGAAAAGAGGATTTGATTACTTGCATTGTATGGGGAAAGTGTGCAGAGTATACTGACTCACTTGCTTTAGGCGATAAGGTAAGCACATATGGCAGATTGCAGAGCCGGAGATATAAGAAAACGTGTAAAGATGGTCGCGTTGTGGAAAAAGTTACATATGAGTTATCAATAAAAGGAATCGTGGGGGTGTAAAAATGCGAATGATTTTGAAATCGTTACATATGGAGAATTTCAAAGGTATTAAGAGCCTTGATGTGAACTTCTCTAATAAGACAAGTATTAAAGGACAGAATGCAGTAGGCAAGACCACAATTTTTGATGCATTCACATGGTTGTTGTTTAACAAGAACAGTGCCGGAGAGGAAAAATTCAATGTCAGACCATTGGATAAGAATAACAAGCGCATTGATAACGTGGAAATCAAGGTTGTGGGAGTTATTGAAGTTGATGGGAAAGAAGTGGAACTTTCCAAGGTTCAGAAGCAGAATTGGGTTAAGAAGCGCGGAACTAATACGGTATCATTGCAGGGAAACCCAAATTCTTATGAGATTGACGGTTATCCGAAAAGTGAAGCTGAATTTAAGGCTTATGTTTCCGGCTTGGCACAGAGTGAGGAAATGTTTAAGATGCTGACCAATCCGCAGTATTTTTCTTCTTTGAAATGGAAAGACCAGAGAGACATTCTGATGAAACTTGTTGCAGAGGTTTCAGATGTGGAACTTGCACAGACAGATGCCAAGTATACACCATTGATTGATGAATTGGAGAAAGCACCGTCTACAGACGATATTCGTGCCAAGTTTTCCAAGGCTTTGAGCGAATGGAAGAAGAAACAGGCTGAAATCCCGGTGCGTATTGATGAATCCGAGAAATCCAAGGTTGATGTAGATGTGGCAGAGCAGGAGTTGTTAAAAGCAGACTTAGAGAGAAAGATTGAAGCCATTAAATCTTCAATGGCGAAATCTGATGTGCGGATTGATGAAATGCGCAGCGAAGAAATGCATTGTCAGTTTGAAATGTCCGCTATCGCGCAGACCATGAATAACGAACTTTCAAGCAAGAAACGTGAGATTGAAAATCACAAATATGACCACGAACGGAAGTTAGAGGATGCTCGTTCATCTATCAGAAAAGCGCAGGATTCTATTGAAAGTAATAAGAAAACAATTTCTGAACAGACTATTAAGAAAGCTGACCTTGCGAAAAAGTACAAAGAGGAAAAGGAAAAGAAGTTTGATGATTCCAAGTGGGTATTTGACGAATCTACAACGGTTTGTTCATTATGCGGACAAAGATTGCCGGAAGATAAAATAGAGTCTTTAAGAGCCGATTTTTCGCAGAGAAAGGCAGATGCAATCGAGATATTTAATGAAGAACACGCGAAAACGCTTGCCATGATTGTTGACGATGGAAATGCGTGCGCTGAAATGATTAAGAAGCTGACCGAGAATAACAAGGAATTGGAAAACACAATTAACACCTTGAAACTGAATGAAGCGGAAGAAATTGACATTATCAAAGGATTTGACGAACAGATTTCTAAGATTTCGAAATGCGCTGATTATACGCAGAATGCAGAATATGCCAAGTTAAAGGCTAAACAGGACAGGTTGCTTGCTGATATTGCAGAGTTAGAATCCAAGGGTGCAGATAAGGCAGTTGAGGACGCGAAAGCTGATAAAGCAAAATTAAAGAGTCAGCTTGATGAAGTAAATAAGATTATCGCACAGGCGGCTAACAACGTTATGATTGATGACCGAATCGAAACACTTAGAGACGAACAGAAAGAAATCGGGCAGAAAGTTGCAGATCAGGAACAGATGCTTTACCTCTTGGAAGAGTTCATTCGTTTCAAGCTGAATAAGGTTTCTGAATCTATCAATAGCCATTTTAAGACAGTTAATTTCAAACTCTTCGAAACGCAATTAAATGGCGGTATGAAAGGTTGTTGTGAGTGTACCGTGAATGGAGTCGGATATTCAGATTTGAATAATGGTCACAAGATTTTAGCCGGACTTGATATTATCCGCTCATTAAGCGAGTTATACGGTGTGAGTGTACCGATTTTCGTTGATAATTGCGAAGCGGTGTCAAGCGGCAATTTACCGGATATGGATAGTCAGATGATTTGCTTGTATGTTTCCGAGGACAAACAGTTGAAAGTTGATGCTGTGTGATATGGACTATCCAATAAATGCAAAAGCAATCGAAATCATTGACAAATACATGAAAACAGGAGAACCGCTTGACCTTGGAACCGAAAGGTTCTGTATTGGAACATTCAAAGCTATGTGTGAAGAAGTGTTTCATGAGAAATGCGTTAAGCGTTTGGTACATAGAAAGGGCGAAGAGCCAATGTTTACCAAGTGGGATACGAAATACGACACGTATTTTCAAGGTAACACATGGTACTCATTTTCTTGGTTTAATGGCAGATGCGGTTTCGGGTATCGGTACTTTCTGAAAGGCAAGTGCGAATTATATTTTGAAAAGCACGCAAGGCAGATAATAAGCCTGTTCCTCTCGAAAAGATACATTAGCATTGAGGACGCAATCCTTGAAACTGATTGTTTCTTAGAGCTGTGGAATGTATTTGAAAAATGGTTCGATGATAGGAGAAATAAATTCATGGAAAATATGAAAGCAGATATTCAAGAAATTCGGAGCATGTCAACAAGAAAAACTCCGCAATCACATGGCGGTGTGGCTAATTTGCTTAAGGTTCTGACAAAGACAATGGAAAAGCAAGGTTCTGATATTACAAGTATTGCAAAGGTGCAGTATGCGATATGCATACAGGCAGGAATCTATATTCCGGACGAGTTTATCAGAGATGTTGCGGTCACATTGGATATGCCAATAGAAAATGAAGAAAGCGAGGGCGCATAGGATGAGTTGCATTGAGATTTTTAAGTTTGATGAAAATGGAGATTCTGAAATTTTTGGAGAGGTAAATAACGCATGGCGTGGTTCAATGCGAGTGTGGGACATTTTAGGAGAAAAGTATTGTGGTCATGGGGCATCAATATTTGACATGGAACAGATGAAAGCCATTTGGAATCTTATGGATGATAAAACTGTCACGCATGATGAAAAAATCGTCCTGTGTACCACATTCGATAAATGCCTTGTTAAGAAAGAAGATATTCCCAAAGTTATTGATGCTTTCCGCAAGTTTGAGGGAAATACAAATCTTAATGAGCAGGCAGATGTACTTGAAAGTTTGTATGAAGAACCGAATTGTATTGCGGTTGGATTTCATCAGAACAGTATAAGTTGTGAGCAGTGGTTTGATTATAACTGCATTCACGATAAAGAACACTTTTGGTTATTTGATGATCTGAAAGAAAGCGAGGACACCGAATGTCAAGAGTAGGAATTGGAAATAACATCATACAGCCGGATGCGCGGTGTATGTCATGCAAGCGTTGGAAGAGTGCAAGTAAGGGGTTCTGGGGAAGAGCCGGACATTGTTCTCTTCCGTATTGCGAGAAAGATATGAGAAATAAAGGAAAGAGAGGTCGTGTACATGGATGATATTGAAAAATTGAAGGCTGAAAACTCGGATTTGCGAACAAAGGTAGATGAACTTATGAGTAATAAATATTGCCTTGAAGGAGAACTTAGAAAAGTCACAGAAACCAACGAAAGACTTTTGCGTATTCTTGAAAATTTGTCAAATGGATATGTGAAAAAGGAGAGGTAATTATGCAGTATATCAAAGCAAAATTCCCAAACAGCACAAGAAGCTATGTGTATCGTACCGAGGATAATGTAAAAGCCGGTGACATGGTTGTAAATGCCAAGGGTGCAAAGCTGACCGTTATGGATGAAACCGTGGATATGAAGTGGGTGGAAACCTACGGTGCTGATAAGGTGGCGGTTGTGAGGAAGTATGAAGAAAGTGAGGGATGCGTATGAAGCTGATTAGCAATGCAAAGTTTGGAGAACCTGTGGAAAGCGGAACGATTTTCAGAACTCAAGACCACGGAATCAACATTTGCATACATAAAATTTGCGGTTGCGGAAATGTGTTGTATCTTAATTGCAACGAATTGGGAATTGATAATCTACGGCTCAAGAGCGAAAATCTTTTCCGGTGTGTGGATGAAGCAAAGGAAATTCTTAAGAAGCAATTAGAACTGTTAAATGAGCGGTTCAATAATTTTTACGAAGATAACGATGTTAAGATTTTAAGATATTAAGAAAGTGAGGGATAGATATGATTAAATCAGATTTTGGAACAATAGAAGTAAATGGAAGAGAGCCGGTTATCATGACTGAATTTGAGACTCTTTTGGTAGTATTAAGGAAAGTTCTCGGAGAGGAGAAATACAACCTTGTTTTACAGAGAGCAAGTAATAAGGAGCTGTCAAAGGATGATAAAGAAATAATATTAAGAAACGGCGAAAAAGAACGCATGGCAGAAGTTATCAAAGCTATTTTAAGCGGAATGGAGGATAAGTAATTATGGCAGAAAATACGGCAGTATCTACGCAGGGGAAACAGGAAATGAATACACAACTTTCCTATTATACGAACCAGTACATAGGGCTTATGGAACGTGACTTTGCAGAGCATGGACTTGTACTTAATGATTATTCAAAGCAGTGCGTCATGGCATCTATGAGTGCTATTTACAACCTTGTTACATCTAGCAAAGCCGCTATGAGTAACTTGAATGGATCTAATTTGAGACAGATTATTGGACAGGTATCAAGCCTTCAACTTAATGCCAATGCAGTGCCGAGGGAGTGCTACTTCCAGTTGAGAAGCAAACAGGATGTAAATGGAAATTGGTACAAGGAAGTAGAAATGGGAATTGAGGGAGACGGAAATGATGCACTTCTTCGCAACTTTGGTGTTGATGTTAAAAAGGTATATCCGGTATGGCTTGTGAAAGAAGGTGACGATTTCACATATCCAAAGCATAAAGGAATTGAAGTTACACCGCCGGAATGGGAAGAAAAAGGACTTTCACAGAAAGTTATCCGTGTTGTTTACCCGGTGGAAATGAAAGACGGGAAAGTTGAATATATGATAGCAGAGCGTGAAAGCGTAAAAGGAAACCTTTTTGCTCATGTCCGTAATAATCTTCTGAATGAGACTTTCGGACTTGTAAAAGGCGGTAAAAAGACACGTTATGATGCAACGGAAACAGAAAAGAAAGCTATCGCAGAAAAGAAAAATGAAATTTTGAAAGAGCTTTTAGCTTGCAAAACTGTTGAAGATATGCTTTCCTGCGAAGTTGCAAGACCATACATGAGTGCCGCATGGCTTGATACATCTGAATCCATGATCGTTCGAAAGATGCGCAATAATGCAATCAAGAAGCATCCAAAAGACCTTAATGCTATTGCAAAACAGTCTCTTATGCAGATAGATGAAACTTATCAGCAGACACAGGAAGAAATTGCCGAAAACGCCAATTCAGAGCCATTTGTTACGGCGGAACCTTGTTCAACCGAAAGTGCAGCAGTCGAGCCAGAGAAGGTAGCCGGAGAAGTTGCTGAGAATGACGAGAACGTACCGGACTTTATGAAAGATTAGGAGGTTGCCATGAGAGTTATATCACAGGACGGAACGCTTGATATGCCATACGAAGAGGTGATTATTCAGAGATTCAAGTCAAGGATTTATTTCCTGAACAAAAACTTAACAGGTGTTGAGTCGCTTACTGATGACATGCAAATTGCTGAATATTCCACCGAAGAAAAAGCAAAGAAAGCCATGGAAGAATTGAGATATGCCTATATGTGTCACAGCCTTGTAAAGATGGGGCAGACACCGCCAGATGGAATTGACGAAAA